GCCCGCAGAGGCCGCGTCAAGACGTCGTGGCAGGCAGCAATTCGCTGGATCGCTGATCGAAAGGGTCGGTGACAACGTGCCCTACATCCGAGCTCTGGCATACGGAGAACGGTGGATGTCGGGAATCATCTGCGTTCCTAAGCTACCCTTGACGATGTTCGTGGCTCGAATCACGAATCCGTGTTGGTCTCCGATGTCTCCGGAAGAATTCACGGCCCCGGAGCCGCATCTGGAGTTTCGATTCAAGGGAAGGATCGACGAGTCGGTGAACTGTCCTCCCGATGGCAGGGTCTACGGCAGAATCTACATCTACGAACTCGGAGACAGGAAATGACCGAGAAGAAGCTGAAGCCACCCGTCACGCCGCCCTCGATCATCAAGCACTTGCTCCGGCTAGCATGGCTCCAAAGCCGGGAGCGGCGGGAATGTCTGCGCCTCGCCGGCTACACCTGCCAGACGTGCGGGAAGAAGCACAGTCGGGCGAAGGGCCGGGAGGTCACGGTCGAGTGCCACCATCAGGACGGCATCGACTGGGATGAGCTTGTGAGGATCGTGAAGGAGCGGCTCTTTCAGACGCCCGACCGGCTGCAGGCACTGTGCGTCGAGTGTCATAAGAAGGAGGAAGCCGCCCAAAGGCTACGGAAGGATCTCGAATCGATGTCCATGACGATCGAGGAGGCCGTCGCCGCCATCGCGCCTGGAAGAAAGAAGTCACAGATGCTAAACCAACGGATTCGACATGCCTGCCGAGAGGTGGGAGAGACCAGCGAGAATGAGATCGATAGGGTCATTCGCGAGGTCCGATCCCTCTTCTCGAAGACCGCGTTCATCTCGGAGGCGGTCGTGGGAGGCTTCGAGGAGCTCCTGACCGGCGAGGACCGGGTCGACCTGGCCAACGCCCTGCTGATCCTTCCTCATGTTCTCCGATTGGCCACCGCGAGCAACTCCTTGCCGAGATCGATCGCTCGCGGGATCAAGCAGGAGATCGCAGCGTCCGTGGCTTCCAAGGTCAAGGATCAGGTTGAGCGACGGGTGGAGCACTCCTTCCTGTACGGAGAGAGCCTCGAGGGCCTAATGCCGGGCGGGATTATCGATCCCCCGGAGTACGCCACAAGGGGTCGTTTTGGGGCGGAAACGGGGCCGCAGCACGTTTCTGAGAAGGATCCCACTACGGACAGCGGGGATTCCCCAGAATGCGCGTAGCGACGATCCCTGGCCGCAAGGCCCGGTTTCTGAGGACGTGCGCGGACTGGCCGGAAGAGGACGTCTGGATCACCGGCGGACTACGGTCCATGATCGAGGAGGCCCGCAGGATCACGCGCCGGCAGTTCTTGGCCGTCGTGGATCGAGAGGACCGGGAAACTCTGGAGACCCGGCTCGGCTACTCACTCCATAAGTCCGCCGGCCAGTTGACGATGGCCCGAGACCGCTACGTCGATTATTTCTCCAGCCACCACCACGGCCAACGGGTCTACTTCATCCAGTGGTCGAAGATCGAATACGTCTTCGGTGTCATCGATCCGCTGGCTGGCTCCGCGCGAGAGCCTCGGTTTTGTCCGCAGATCCCTTGGTCGTCCCGAACCAGAAGGACAGGATCGTGACCACCGCTCCGGTCATGATGAAGAGCATATCCTTGAACTCGGGTGGGTAGGCCACGGGCCTCCCGACCAGGGATCCAACCACGCTGGACAACAACATGACGGCCAACAAGATGAAGTAGCCGCGGAGGAACAGGTAGCTGATGTTCTTCTGCGGGCCGGTGTCGACCTTGAACAAGTCTCGGGCGGAGGCCCGGTCCTGGATCTCCATCTCCATCGGGCGCAGGCCGATCTCCGCCATCTTCGCGGCGTAGGCCGTCTCGACCTCCCGCAACTTGACGAGATCTTCCGGTCGGGCCTTGGAGACGTAGTCCGCGATCTCCGTCTCGCTGGCGTCCGGCTTGCCCAACAGGGCCTCGGAGAGCGCGCGGATGGCTCCGCCAGCGAGCGGGTTGCCTCCCGAGATCACGGTGCCGATGGTCGGCGCCACGTTGCGCACGATCGACTTCCAGTCTAGTCCCATGGCCTACTCCTCCTCCGTGAATCAGGTTCAAGGGATGCTGTCGGGAATCACCTTGAAGAATCCGGGATCCTGAGCCTGGAACGTGATCATCCCGTTTCGGTTCCATTGATGGCTGAAGATCAGGACGTCATCCCGGCGAACCGAGTAGGTCGTGGTCGTGTCCATGCCGCAGACGACGTGAAGCATCCGGCTTTCTCCCGCAGGGATGGTGCGCCCCGTGCACGGCACGATCACGGCGCAGAGGAGGAGCAGCAAGGATCTCATCTCTGCCGAACCTCGATGTCGCAACTGTACGGACCGGAGCCGATCCCGGTGTAACGGATCGAGCATGACCGCTCCAGACCCGGACCCAGAGAGAACGGGATGGAGTCCACCGAAGCCCCATCCTTGAGGATGGAGAAGTTGGGAGCGCAAGGGACGCCTGTCCGACGGCGAACCACGCCGAGCAGGGTGCCTCCACCGACGTTCTTGACCTTCAACTCCGCCACCGCCACGCCCGCGGTGTCGATGCTCCCGAAAGCGATGGATGCCGGGAAGACTTGCATCCGGGGAGCGGCGTTCGTCGTTCCCGTGCAGGAGACGAACACTACGGAGGGAGCGGCGGCGACGGTCGTGACGACCAGGACCAGGAACAGCGCGGAAAAGATCCTCTTCACATCGACCTCCTAGCTGTATGCCCGGTTGAGCCAGCCGTTGAGATATTTGGCTGACCTTGGTTCCCTCTCCACCAGCAAGCGAAAGAAGCCGGCGACCTCGGATCGAAGGGCCGGCAAGAGAATCTCTACGGTGACGCTGGTGCACGCCGCCCGCGTCTGCGGCCCGATCTGGCCATCCTCCTCTAGTTGCCAGCCGCAGGACCGGCACGCCCGCTGGAGGCAGAGACCGATCTGTTTGGGGCCGACCAGGACGGACAAGTCGAAGACCTTGACGGCCACGGCATCCGGCAGCAGGTCATAACCGAACCGCTTCCAGAACTCGCTGCGGAGAAGCTGAGCCGCTCGGGTCCATGTCATCTCCACGATGTCCGACCGGGTTGATCCGGGCACGATCGCCTGCAGGAACCGAAGACTGATCCCCCAGCGGGTCGGCCCTCCAGGGTCGGAGGTGTCTTCCGTGAACTCGCCGCTCTCGTGCTCCTTGATGAGCCGAAGCGCTTGCTCCAAGGCCGTCATCGACGAGCTCGGTCGGCCGCGACGATCTGACCGAGGTTGCTGATGATCGTCTGCTGAGACGTCAGGATCTGCCTTTGCGCCTCCTCCGAACCTCTCAGGGACGTTTTGATCTCGCCGAGATCTCGCTCCACCACCGCGACCCTGACCTCCAGAGCAGCCGCAGACGTCGTCGGATAGAAGAGTTTGAACCCCAGCGACAGCACCAGCCCTACCACGATCGATAGGATCGAGATGACGGCGATCAGGTGGCGCCACGTGAAGGTCTCCGCGTCTTTGGTGGTCAACTCGTCTCCTTCCTTGGTCCCGCCAGGAACGCGAACGATAATGAACTGAGCCTCTCTGCTTCTACGTTTCCCAAGGGATCGGTGAATCCGGGACCGCCTCGATCTCGATCAACCCGCCGCTCGGCGTCATCGTTTCGACTCGCATCGGAAGCCTGAGTCCAGTCGGCGTGGTGATCGTGACGACGTCTCCGGGATCAAGGTAGGCGTACTGGCGGGTTAGGATCAACTTGTATCGAGACCCCTCCTGCCAGACGACCATGAGCTGGCGCGCGGCCAAGGCCTTCGCTTCTCCCTTTGTCAACGCGACCGGGATCGAGAGGGCCATCTTCTCTCCGGAAGTGCCGCCCGATCGCATGTCTCGAACAAGGCCCGAACCGTACTCAGATTGGAAATCGACGAACCCGATCTCGACCGAGACGGGGATGGAGACTTCCTCCATCATGCTGGTCACCAGGTCCTGCGGCCGTTCGGTGCCCTCCACGTGAGCGGCCAGATCCGAGGCCGGAATCTCCACCGCGGAGATGCCCGTTCGTTTCCGGAAGTTGAGTTTCCCCCCGGACTCGATGCCGTCAAAGGCATAGGCGTCGGCCAGCGGCGCCAGGGCGGAACGAGCCTCCATGCGATTGTCGACCGCGTACCCGTGGACGGTCTGGGCGAGATCCGTGACATCGATCTCACCACCCTCCAGGCCGGCCTGCGAGCAGATGTCGGCCACGATCGCCGACAGGGGAAGCGGAGACGTGATGATCGTCTGCAGGCTGACCCAGATGTAGGAGTATTCGTCGACCGAAGAGACCGGAACGCACCCGGAGAAGACCCCGTTCTGAGTCGCTGAGTAGGCCGAACCGCCGCGGAAGTCGGGCAGTCCCCCGGCATCGTCCTCGTGCGGGAGCACCGCCCAAGTCTTGCGAACGTTCCGTGAGGTCAGGTCGATGGTCTTGATGACCGTCGGTCCTCCGTTGTCATAGGCGAACGTCAAGGCCGGCGGGTTTCCCCAGGCGCCCCGCCGCCAGGCCGCGGTTGCCTGGGCCGGAACGACCTCGCCGCCGAGCTGCCCGAGGTACGTGATCTCCAGGTCGCCGTTGCTGAGCACCTCGAAGGACCAGAAGGCGATCTTCTCCTGCGCCCCGCGCTGCCCGACCGCGATGCGGTCTGCCGGCTCGCCGGTGGCGGTCGAGTCCCAGACCATGATCACCTCGGGATCGGTGATGTAGTCGGAGATGTCGAAACGCACCGGGTCCGCGGGGTCGGCGCCGTTCAGCATCGCGATCACGAGCTCCGCTGCTCCGTCACCGTCGGAGGACACGGCGAAGAAGGCATGGGTGGCCACGGCTCGCACGACGTCGTCGATGGTCATGGCTCGGAATAGACTGCCGCTGGCCGGCCCGACTGCGGCCTCCACGTAGCCGCCCCACTCGAAGTCTGTGCGGTTGCGCAGTCGGATCGTGCTCCCGGGCGAGCTGTCAGAGTTCGTCGCGCCCATGACCGCGACCGGTGCGCCCGCCGAACGTCCGACGCGGATGCGCGCCGGATAGTAGAGGTCCCAGTCGGCGAAGTCGGACGCGCTGATCTCGCCGAACAAAACGTAGGGATCCAGGCGGACGATGCTGGCCTTGGCAGGGAGTGTCCTCTCGAATCCCCAGGCCACCCGAATCTCGGCGTTCATCGGCGGAGCTTGCACGAAGACGATGGTGTTGGTCCCAGCGTCGTAGACGTAGGGATGGTGCGTCGCATCGCAGACCACGCCGTCGACCTTCACGTCCAGGTCCAGGTCCAGGTAGTGCCCGGAGAGCTCCGGGATCGTGAAGTCGGAGGATTGCACCGTGTTCCCGTTCACGAAGATGTCGATGGTCAGGGGCCAGTGCGTGTCCTGACTGTCTCCGGCTTCCATCGTCGTGTAGTCATAGTGATCGTAGACCACGGTCGGATCCCCGATCTTCGCCGTGTAGATGACGGCGTCCTCGTCCATGTCGAAGTCGCAGCCGACGGGTGGGATGAGGGGATCCAGTGTACCGTTCGAATCCAAATCTTCAAGGAATGTTCCATAGGCCGAGACGACTGACAAAACAATGGCATAGGCGTACCAGCGTCCCGACTCCATGAACACCAGCCACGAATCATCGACCGCTAGGACGACGTTGGCGCCCCCGCCGCCGTTCGTTTGTCCGGAGTTTCCGATCGGATCCATGTTCACGGAGGTTCCGGGCTCGATCAAGACGGAGTGCTCGATCAGCGGTAGCCCGGAATGGACCACGTAGACTGTGTGCGCGTGTACGTGAGATTCTGAGCCTGCGGACGAGAACTTCAAGACGATCGCCTCGATCTGAGATGGAGTCCAGTAACCGGGACTCGACGCGCAATAGGCCTCGCGGCGCTGTTTCCAGGCTCCGTAGGCGAGGGTCGCCGCCAAGCCGACCGTGCGATCGGCGGAGCCGGGGATGTTCTGGATGTCGCAGACGAACGACCCCGACGATTGAGCGCGGCAGGTCAGAGCGACCTGGATGCCGTAGAAGCGGCTCAGGGAGTAGTCGTGCAGCGAGGTGTCGAGCGGTGCGATGGTCCCGACGAACGAGGCGGCCGCGGTCGATCGCAGCGCCTTGTGAACCTCCTCGGCTTGGTTTGGATAGTTCGGAGTCGCGTGCGCCCCGTCCCATCCCCCGTGCCGGTTGACCAAGCCGAGCATGAGTGCTTGGTCGGTCGAGCCGTTGGACCAGTACGGAGGCGAGCCGTTGCTCGATCCGATCTCCGCGTACCCGGAGAGTGTCCCTGCGACCTCGACCGCGTCGATCTTCCAGTTCGTCGGGAGCGGATAATGAGAGGTCAGAGCCGCCGATCTGAAAGTCACGCTGTAGGCCGCGACGAAGGACACGCTGCCGAGGACCAGGTCCTTGATGCTTCCGGGGTCGTAGCCGAGGTCGATCGTCGCGTCGATCCCGTCCACGCAGAGCGCCGCCCCGTGGGTCCGCGCGCCGAACGAGACACGATGCCAGGTTTCCGCGGCGAGGACGACGTCGGAATGAGCGAGTAGGGTGCCGTCGGCCTTGGTCAGCTTCAAGGTCCGGCTCGGCGTTAGTTTCAGACGCGCGACGATGGTAGATCCGAGCTCGCAGATCGTGACGTCCAAGGAGGCCGGAGGAGTATCGACCCGGAGGAGGATGTTTCCGTAAGGCTCTGGCTGCGTGGCCATGCCGGTCACGACCGGTAGCTCCCAGTAAGCCAGCACGGTGGTCGGCGCGACGGTCAGACCGTCGGTCCCGACCGAGACGTTCCCGCTGTAGACGAGACCTTCGGCGATCCCGCACTCAAATCCCGTCATCGACAGGAGCTGCCCCTGGAAAATCCCTTCTCCGGCCGGGGGCTCGTTCCAGGTCGTCTCCGTCTGCTCCGGGATCTCCTCGTAAGGGGCCGACGAGGCGATGTTCGCGACCTCGAACTCGAACTGCGGGATGGCCCCTCCGGTCAAATGCAGAGGAAAGTCCTTGAAAACGATGTAGCACAGACCACGATAGGCTGGCCCGTCGTAGCCAGGCGGAATGGTCGGATTCCAGACCCCGATCTGCACCCAAGCCGAACCGTTCCATTCGTAGACCTTGGAATCGTCTAGCACGTAGACGACACCGTAGTACCACTCTCCGATCCACGAGGTAAGGGCGAAGGTCCAGGCTCCGCCGGAGCAGAACGCCAGTTGTCCGCCATGTCCCGTCCAGGCTCCGGTGCCGGTACCGTGGACGAACCAGGTCCCGTTCGGAGGGTCCGCCGGCGGCGCACTCAAAGAGATGGACCAGAAATAGAAGCGCAAGGTCATGGGCAGGCCCGCCTGGATCTCCGCCGCCACCTCCTGATCCTCCGTGCCCTTGAAGAACTCGAAGGATAGCGCGGTCCGGATGTGTTGCTCCACGGAGTCTGCCGCCACGGTCGGCAGGGCATGAACGGCATCGTAGACCAGCTGGCCATTGCACCAGATGCGGCCCAGATTGGTGACAGGTCCGCGGCAGATGCCGATCGCCAGCGAGAGGGTGAGCGTCGCGCTGGGAAGATCGTCGATGGGCAGGCTGGTCCAGATGATGTTTCCGGACAGCCTCATCGAACCGTAGACGACCGGAATCGCGGTGCCCCAACTGCACGTCTGCACGGAGAGGTCTCGCCGGGTCGGGCCTTCCAGGGCCGTCGGCTTCTTCTCCCGCGCGGTCAGGTCGCTCACCGCTCGGGTGATGATGTAGGACAGCACGGACTTGGCGAGGAAGACGCCTACGACGGCCATGGCGACCCCGCCAGGCGAAAGACCGCCCGGATCGATCGACTTGCGGCCAGGTCCGCACGCGACGTTTCAATGACGCCGAGCGTGGGGACGGAGTGAACAACGCCCTCGGGCGTCAGCACGCCGAGGTGAGTTGCGAAGGACCCGAACTGAAGGATCACGACGTCGCCCGGAAGCGCCTCGCGAACCCCGATGCGAACGCCGTGTCTGGAGATCTTGGAGAGGACCATCTGCGAAGATGGACGCGCCGGATAGTTGCGATCGTCGGCCGTCAGACCGTAGGCAGTTTTTCGCGCCAGCCAGACCATGCCGGCACAGTCTAGGCCCGCCCGCGTGCGCCCGCGATGAAGAAACGGAACCCCGAGGAGATCGCGGGCCGCTGCAACCATGCTCAACCGTGCCATGGATCCCTCGCGGTGATGGCGAAGGTCTGCGTCTTGCCGGTCTTGGGAACCCAAGGCTCTCCGCGGAAGTTGAGAGGGTTGTTGAAGACATGGAAGCAGGTGTCGAAGGTCTTGTCGCATCCCCGAACGACCTCGAACTCATCCCCGGCCCCGATGTCATTGGGCATCGGAAGGAGCAATGTGATCTCGTTCGTTGCCGCGTCGGCGCGGGCAACCTCCATGCTCAGGCCGAGGTTGGTTCCGATGGATCCGGTCCAGGTCAGGATGCCGCCCACCAGTCGACCGAAAGTCAGGTCGAGACCGGAGGCTGCGATGAATCGCTGCCGCTGCGTCGGCGCCGCGGTGCTGTCGACGGAACCGCCTTGAACCATGCCCGAACCTGCCAGGTCTACGCCGCACTGAGCATCTCCGAAGTCCGCCCGGCACGTCTCGGAGTACAGGGCGCAGATCTTGCACGACAGGCGCTGCCCGAGACCTCGCAACTCTGCCGTGCAGGCATTGTCTCGGATCTCGACGCGCCCCAGAAGCCAGCCAAGGAGAACCGGCAGGGTGCCCATCGTAGAGTCAGCCCAGTTCACCAGGAAGAGGTCGACGGAAGCATCATCGAAGAGCCGGGCTCGCAGGTCGGAGTCCGTGATGGTGTCGGAGTCCAAGAACGTGACCGCCTCCATGTTGTCCACGGAGAGCGTGCGATCTTGCTTCAGGTCGGTCGAGGCCATGCCCGCCGCGGCCAAGTAGTCGTGCGTCGCCACGGTCAGGTCGCAGTCGTGGTCCGTGAACCGAAAGATCTCCCCGTCCTTCCTCGTGATCGTCCAGCAAGAAGCAAGGGTCGTCACCTCCCCGGCCAGATGTTCCTTCAAAGCCGCGGAGATCGTAGTCTTCATTCGCGCACCCCGATCAGCGGAACCTCGGTGCTCTCCGCCTCGTAGTCCTCCAGCTTGGAGGAAAGGAAATCAGTGTCGAAGCGCATGGGATAGTAGAACGAACAGCTCGCCGTGACGATCACTCCGACGCTCGGGGCCGCCGGTGCGAAGGTCACGATGCCGGTCGTGTAGTCGCAGATCCATGAGCTGTTGATCGTCCCGTTGAGACGCATGATGACCGTGCCACTCTTTGGCCTGGTGATCTTTCTCCGGAACACCACGTCGCCGGTGAGATCAGCATAAGGCTTGGCGAGCTGAAAGGCGTGGTTGCTGAAGTCCCCGATCCCGATGACGGCGTCCCAGAACAGGTAGTCGCGGGGATTCTCGAAGAGGAAGCCCCGAGCCTTGGCTTCCCGAGCTTGAAAGAATGTTCGCAGGCTCGCGAGTTGCTCCGCCTTCCGCACGCCGTAGGCGACGTTCCAACGCTCTCGCGGGAACTCCCATCGCTGGTTGCGCTGCTCCGAACCGTCGCCCTTCTCCACGATCTCGGTCAGGAACTCCGGTCCGCCTGAACTCTGATAGGAGATGTCGGTCGGAAACACCACCGGATCGATCGGGATCATAGCGCCACCGTCGGGGGAATGATCTCGATGATCGGGACCTCCGCGGACTCAGCCTGGTAGTCCTCCAATCGGCTCGGAAGATAGTCCGTGTCGAACCGAGCTCGGACCATGAATCCGAACGACGCCCGCACCTCTGCGCCGTACTCCGGAGCATCGTTGAAGACGATCTTGGAGTTGACAATGTCCAAGGTCACCCCCGTGGCGACCTCGCCGTCGACCGTGACGGTCGTGTCCAGGGCGATGTCCAGGGTCGACCCCGGCCCGAGCCAGAGACGGGACCTCGTGAACGTTCTGCCTCCGGACTCATAGGTCTTGCACAACGTGAACTCGACCTCGTAGCCGTCTCCGATCCCGAGGAGCTGATCCGTGGCCCGTCGGTCGTTCGGGATCTGAAAGTAGAAGCCGGCCGCGCGTCCCCGCCGACACAGGAAGAACCTCATGAGCCGGTCGACGTCGTCTTCTTTCCTCACGCCCCACGCGATGTTCCACCGTTCGCGTGGCGCCGGCAGCCGAGCCACCGCCCGATCGGTTCCTCCGTCGAGCTCCGTGATCTCGGTCAGGAACTCCGGTCCCCCGGCACTGCCATAGGAGATGTCTTCCGGGAAGCACACCGGGTCGAACGGCAGGAACGGCAACGGCTGGTGGACGGGAACGCCGAGCATCAGAGATTCCTCTCGGCCTGCCGCACGGCCAGGGCCATGCGCGCCGCGATCTGAGAAGAGGACGCCTTGAAGGCCTGCGGGTCCGCGGTCTGGATGTTGATGATGACGGGCCGGCCTTGCGCCCGCGAGCCGGGTCCGTCGGTTCCCGTGCCCGCCAGGCGATCCATGAAGGAGGCGTCGCGGAATCGGCTCAAAGGGATGACCGCTTCCGGGCCGGACTCTCCGATGAGCGCAGGCGTCGGACTGCGAAAGATGCCGCCGGAGGCGACCGGCTTCAGGTCCATGGGGTTCATGGCCCAGGAGACGTCGGTCGCGACGTTCTTTGCGTTCCCTCCCCGCGAGAACAGGTCGACGATGGATGCTCCGATCGAGCCGGTAGGTCCGCTGCCCAGGGCCTGATCGGCAATCTGCTTCAAGACCGTGCCCACGAAGTTCGCGAGCATGGCACTGAGGGACTGATGGAAGTCGGCCCATTGCCCCTTCGCCGTGGTGAAGAACCCTGAGGCGGCCTCGCCGATGGACTTGAATCCGTCGTCCGCGATCTTGACCCAGTTGTCCGCAGCGCTCTGCGCTTCGGCGTCGGGTTCCATCCCGGTCCGATTGGCGAACGATTCGTTTCCCTTGCGGTTCATCTCCGTCGTCAGCTTGAACCTCAGGGCCGCGGCGTCCGCGGGGGAAAGGTTCGCTGCTTTCACCTGGGCGGCGACCTCCTCGTCGATCTGCTTCAGGCGTGCCGCCTTGTATTTGTCCCATACGGCCGTCATCTCGTCCACCGTGAGGAAGGCACTGGAAAGCATCTCGTCGTAGGCGCTGACCTGGGCGGCCAGGACCTTCGTTGACTTGGCCACCTTATCGTCGCTCAGCTTGGTCCAGGCGTCCTCCTCCTCCTTCCAGAGCGCGATCACCTTCGCCTGCATCCTCTCGTCGGCCAGGCTAACGGCCATTCCGGCCTCAAGGTCCGCGGTCTTCTCGGCCTCGATCTGATCCAGGCGGGCGCTGTCCATTCCAGCCCATGCCGCCTGCATCTGCTGCGTCGTCAGATCGGACTGAGCGAGGATATCCTGATAGGCCGAGACGTTCGCGTCGCGCAGGGCCTTGGCCCGAGCTTTCGCGTCGCGCAGGGCCTTGGCCCGAGCTTTCGCGGATTCCGCTGCCTTAGCGTCGGCCTCGGAGGTGTCCTCTGCTCCCGCACGTTGGCTGGCGAGTAGATTTTTTTCACCTCCAGGCATGACTCCGGATGCGAGGGCCGAAGATGGAAGGCCGGGAAATAAATTCGCCACTGAGGACACGGTCCCGGTCTTGCCCGTGTAGTTCGCGTAGAGAGACTTGTCGATGGCTGCTCCGCTCCTGGATTCTCCAGGGTGGAGAAAATCCCCGCTGACCATGTACCCGATTCCGGCTGCCCACTTGGCCAGATTCTGGATGACGGGCGCGCCCTTGACGGACTGCATCGCGCGGAGGAAACGCTCGGCTGAGTCGGCGATGGACTTCCAGGCTTCGCTGGTGTCATCCGATCCAGTGAGCAGGCGACCGATCTGCCCTCCGATTTTCCCCTGGATGGTGTGAAGGCGCTCGATCTGACCGATCGCCGTGGCCGCCTTCTTCACGGCCTCGCCGCCGGCCACTCGGTTCAACTCCTCCAGAGCCATCTTCGCGCCCTTGGCGGTGCCGGCGAGGTCCTTGTGTTCCGAAGCCCACTTCTTCATGTAAGGAAGGAGCTGTGCCAGGGAGCGGAACTGACCCGACATGGCCTTCGCGACCACGTCCACGCCGGAACCCAGGTCCATGTTGAACTTGGCGGCCACGTCCTCGACCAGGCCGAAGTCCTGCACCGCCGCTTCGGCGTCTTGGGACTTGGTGATCAATGATGTCATGGCCTCGGCCACGGAGGTCGTGCTGTGACCGAGTTTCAGCGAGGAGTAGGTCAGGGCTTCTTGCGCCCGGACCGCAGTCTCGTGGCTGGCCTTGGTCGACTCCAACGCCCGGTTCATCTGGGCGACCGCGGCGGCGGACTTCTCGAAGTTGAGGTAGAGCTTCTTCAGTTCGTTGAAAGCTAGGGCCGCGCCCACCGCGCCGGCCGCGGCCTTGAGTTCGCCGAGGCCGCTCTCGACGCCTTTCAGGGTCGACTTGGCCTCGCCCGCACCCTTCTTCAGGTTGCGAACGTCCATGCCCAGGAAGGCGGTCAGCGTGCCGATGCTAGCCATCGAGGGTCGCCCTTCCCTTGGTTCTGTTCCTCTTCGGCTTCTCGGCCGGCGCCGCCATCGCCATTAGGATCGATTTCATCTCGGCGAGCGTCTGCTTCTTCTTCCTCGCCTTACCCAGCGGCTCCGGCATGAAGTCCTGCGGTGAGAACGGCCGCGCCCCTTTTCGCAGGTGCGTGTTGCCGATCATGGACGCGATCTGGCCAGACCTGATCCAAGCCGCCCGCGGACCGAATGGCTCCAAGAAGTTGAAGGCCATCCAGTAGGTCAGTTGCTCGCTGCTGATTTCTCCGAGCATTCGGTCGACGTCGACTCGTCCGACGGCGAGAGCGAGGCTGTGGGCGAATCGGTACTCTGGCCTTCGGGTAAATCCGAGATCGCGGCCTCGAGGTCTTCGGCGCTGACGCGGGACAGCTCCATCGCCTTGGCGAAGATTCGCTCAACCGGAGCGCAGGCCTTTCCCCCGAGGGCCCTAATGTCCAGCGCCGTGAAAAGGTTCTCGCCGTGCTCGTCCACGACGCAGGATGCCGCCGCCCATTCGCGCACGAGCGAAGGATCCTTGCGTCCGTCGGGCAGGAGGTTCATCTTCTCGAACTCGCCCCGTTCCCGAGCGTTCATGCCGCGAACCCAGACCTCGCCGCCCTTCTTCCACTCCGGCACCGGCACGAGTTCGCGCCTGATGTCGTCGGCCGCTAAGATCTCGTCTCTGTTCAAGATCATGCTGGTCCCTCCGTTCTAGGCCTCAGGATCTGAGGCTAGGTGTCCAGCGTCACCGGCCCGGTGATCTTCATCGTGCAGGTGAACTGAACCAAACCTTCCGGCGTGATGTTGTCCATGTCGAGTCCGGTGACGATGGCCGAGAAGTCGAAGATCGTGGCTCCGTCATCCGGGAAAAGGATCCGGTAGTCGTGCGCCTCCCGCGACTCGAAATCATCGTTGATGGTGTTGTACGCCGCCAGGGTGAAGTTGGCGGTGAATCCGGCCTCGCCGGAGTCCTTCATGCCGACGATGAATTCGCCATAGCCGCCGGGGGACTTCAGCGTGGTGGCGGGGATGGTGTTGGCGCTCTTGTTCGGAGGTTTGATCGACGTGACCTCGCCCAGATCATGGTAGACGTTGTTGGAGTTGTCCCCCTCGCGCTGAAAGCTCGCGCCGATTCCCGCAAAGGCTTCCGTTGCCATCGTTTCCTCTCCTCCTGCCGCTGGGCCGTTCGTAGCCGATGCAGGTGGATGACCGTCACCTGCTCACGGTGGTCCTATCGTAACATCCTCAAGCGGACGACGTTCTCTGGATCTGGAAGTTGACCGAGAACTCCGGCCTGCGGTTCTGGTCATTCCCCAGCGGGATGACCTCGCTGGTGGCGAAGATGGAGATGTACCGGGAACCGTTGAGCGTGAAGCCGTGCAGTCCGTTCAGGAGGTCACGGATGAACGCGGCGGTCGCGTGACCGGCCTCGTAATGCCCCTTGGCCGCGCGAACGCGGATCTGCACCATGGGCCTCTCCAGCGTGAAGAGGGCCGAGGGAGGCGGTCCTCCCGAATCATGCACGGAGACGCAGACGTCGGGTTCGGCCGGCATCTCGGAGATGTGGAGGTCGGTTCCGTAGGTCAATCCCAACGCCGACTCGCCGGCCAGGAGGTCTTTGACGTCCTTGCTCGCGGCGTTCACGCAGCCTCCTATCCGATGAAGCCGAAGTCTTCGGCCGTGTTGCCCAAGGGACCGGGCGTACCGAACGACTCGGAGAAGGCCTGTTGCCGGTAGGACTTGCTGAGGTCCAACTCCTTGCCGAACCACTTCAAGACGTCGGTCGACGCCGCCTGCAGACCGCGCTCCAGGAACTTCCATCCGGTACCGGGCGCCCTGTAAATCTTGTCGATCTCGTGGACATAGGGCGCATAGGCGGCGGTGAACCCGATCTCGGCCGAGGCGAACCCGTCCGCAGCCTCGAAGACCTCCGTGTACCACGAACCCCGCAGATTGCCGGTGTCGACGGGGGTGATCGGGAGCGTCTTCGCCTTGATGCTTAGGGCAGCTCCCCACATCGCCTTCTTCGACTTGCTGCGGAGACCTTCGATCTCCTTGTTGAGGTTGGCGATGACCTGGTTGGTCCCGCTGAAGGTGACGGTGAACGACATGACTACGCCTTGGCCCAGACTTCGCGCACGAACCTGGTCCCGGAGACGTCCGGATCCTTGGATCGGCCCCGAATCTCCACGGCGCCGGGCACGATCAAAGGGTCAGCCTTCTGCGGTGCGGTGAGGTTGGCCAGGGTTCCGAGGAACAGGTAGGCCTCTAGAACCAGGTCCGATGCTACGAAGATCTGAGAGGTGGCCACGTCCTCGCGCCCCTCGGCATTCGTGAAGACGAAGGAGCCTTCTTCCCACCGGCACTTGATCTGCACGGCCGCGGCGAAGGTGCGCCCCCCGCTTCCGTCCGGCGTCGGCGAGCCCCAATAGACGGCGTCCTGCCGGAGGATGGCCGTCAGGGCGTTGGACCGGCCGCTCATGTCGACCTACCTTTTGAAAGGACTTGCGGTTTCGGACCGCGTGTCGGACGGACCGGCGGCATGGGAATCCCGAGATCGAAAGCCGTAGGAAGCCCGTAAGAATCCCAGACGACTTTCCCGGGTGGTTTTGGCGAAGATCCTACCGGACGGTGCGTCGGCCTCTTCGGCATGGCGATCATGGACTCCCGACGCAGGAAGGGACCGGAGCCAATGCCGATGAAGACGCCGAGGAGCACGGAGAATGCGTCCATCAGAGCGCCGTAAACCGAGCCGGGCGCTTGCCGGAGGTCAAGGAGGCCATCGTGCCGCTGAGGTCCAGGAGCAGAACCTGCTGCCCGTAGCGCGTCGCCTTCAGGCCGTCCGCCACCACGGCCGTCTCGTAGGAGAAAGTCGCTTTGCCGATGGTTTCGCTCTTGACGCGCGGATCCCGGACGGCCACGAAGTGGGCTGCGAGCCAGCACTCGATGTCCGCGAGACGGGCAGCCGTGAGGACGTCGGAGGCTCCCAGAAGGTCCGTGACGAGACCGCTGGCGGCCAACAGGAAGGGAGTGATGTCACCTTCCGACAGGTCAGTGTCGATGATCCGCTTGACCTCTTGCTCCGTCGTTCGCATCAAACCTCCTCAGAGTTTCTCATGTTGCAGGTGGAAGGCCACCGCCCCGCCGAGGAAGGAGAACCTCACCCCTCGGGCCTGGAGGCGGTTAGCCAGGTCCGTGTCATTCCGATCCCGCCGATCCTCATCGTACCCTCCCACGGCTTCGAAATCCTGCCGATGGACGGCGCCGAGGAACAGGAACGGCGCTAACCTCTCGGCGCCGGTGTAGAGGTTGTTCTGCAGCGGGCCGACCTTGGGGGCCGGCCAGCGCCCCGCCTCCGTGACGCATGACTCCGGTCGGACCGTCTCCGGCAGATCGATCTTGCTGGCGCGGAGGTGGTGCTGGAGCCGAACCATCTCGTATGGCCGACCGTGGTAGCACCGGGTCAGGGCCACTCTTCCGGGAACGCACTCGCCAAGCAGCGGGGTCAGACAGTCATTCAGGTGGCAGACCTCACCCCCTTGCTCCAGGACGACGTCCGCGTGCGTGGCCCGGTGCGCTCGATTGAGCACGGAACTGGGGTTGTAGCTGTAGCCCGTCTTTCGGCGCGGAAGCACGATGACCTCTGCCAGCATGGAGCGAAAGGACTCGATGACGCTAGGCGTGCCGTCCGTGGACCCGTCGTCGATGAGGACGATCTCCAGTCCCTTGTACGCCTGGGCCTCGATGGAGGCCAGGCCGAAGGCCAGCTGCTCCGCTCGATTGCGCGTGGCCACGACGAGGGACGCCCGAGGGTTCATCAGATAAAGTCTCCGTGCTGGTCCGGGATCATCTCCATGAGCTGACCGATGGAACGATTCCTCTCGTTGAACTGGCAGCGCAGACATTCCCGAGGGTTGAGCTGCGCTAAGGACGCGACGGTCGCCGGGTCGTTCCAAGCCGACTCGAAGGTCCTCCCCATCAGCGAAGCGAGAAGGCCGCGCTCGTTGTACGCCAGCAGGCAGCATCGGTAGACATTCAGATCGGCACCGATGTAGGTCGTGAGACGCTGGTAGTGGCAGCGGTCATAGTCGGGAGCGCCCTGCCGCAGATCTCCCAGGCGGTCCGAGAAATTGTCGGTGACGAGAAGGCCGTTGAGCCGAGCGCCCGATACCTTTCGGCAGAGGGCCGCCGCCTCGTCGCCGAAGCCTTGATAGACCGCGTGATCGTCCGGGCTGAAGACGGCGGAGAAACGTAGATTGTCCACGCCGAGGCTCTCGGCGATCTCCACCGCGATCGGGATCTCCTGCCAGCTCTGTTCGGTCACGAGGAACGACAGGCCCACGTAGACGTGGGCTCCGGTCAACCTCCTCCGAGCCGTCAATTCGCGAACATGAGTGAGGACCTGATCGAACACGCCGGGTCGAACGCGGCGGATCTTCTGATAGGTTTGGTCCGAGCCGGCATCCAGGCTGACTCGAATCCAGGCGCATCCGAGAACGGCCGTCTGGAGCTCGTCCCGGAGCAGTTGTCCGTTCGTCACCAGAGCCGCCTTCAGGCCAAGGCTCTGAGCCGCCGCGAGGAGCGCCGGCAAGCCGCGGTGAACCGTTGGCTCGCCGCCCCCGGTGAACTGCACGGCCCGGACGCCGAACTCGGAGGCGCTTCTCATGATGTCCACGGCGTCAGCGGTCGAGAGCTCAGATCGCTCGTCGAACGTCTGGGCCGACGTGTACCCCTCCATCCGGTAGGCGCAGAACTCGCAGTTGTGGTTGCACCGGTTGGTGATGATCAACTGAAGATGGACCGGTGCGGGATGACCGCCCGCCTTCATCTCTGCCAAGCGGTTGCCGTGGCAGAGGGCCTTGCTGACGGAGTAGGGGTTCACGCACCGGCCTTCATGACCATCATGGAGAACCAGGAAGAGGAGAATTGCGGCCAAGATCTCCGATCGGTGATCCGAACGAGTCGGCCTCCAGCCTCCTCGATCAGGTGCAGGGCGTGCGCCTCCGAACGGCACATCCTCCCGCCCATCATCGAAGGCGTGTTCTGAAGGTCAGGGTCTCCCTCCTCTCCGACGATGGACTCCGCCAGGTCGTTCTCACCCGGCACGTTCGATCCCGCCCATTGGATGTGCAAGCGGCCGGTGGACTTCAGGCTACGGATCACGTGCGGAAGTTGCCAGCGAAGGTCCGTGTCGCTCATGTGCTGGGTGACCAGGTGGTGCGTGATCAGGTCAAAGGAGTCGCTCGGAAGAAGATCGGCGTCCCGGTGAAGATAGCCCTTCTCCGTGACGTCGGCGACGGTCTCTAGCGCCCGCGGACAGATGTCCAGGGCGCTCACGACGCTACCGCGAAGGGCGGCCTCCCTGGCGGCAACGCCGAGGCCGACGCCGACCTCCAGGACGCGGACGCCTTCCCGGTAATCCTCCGGTCCGAGTCCGTGGAAGGCGTAGTAGGCGTGAAGGCTGCTTCCGGTCAGCGCCGTGCGTTTCTGCTGTTGGTGATAGAGCTGCCAGTTGCGCTCCATGATCCTCGTCGCTTCATCCACCGTAGGTCCTCACTTCTTGGGCGCAGGCGAAACCGCCGCGCAGGATGGCCTCGGCCAGGCGGCGGTTGATCTCGTCCCGGAGGCGGACCCTCTGTTCTCCCGAGGCTCGGGCGGCGGCCTCCAGGTTCGCGATCCGTTGGACGTCGATCACCCCTTCCCTCCGGATGGACATGATCTTGTTGTTGGCGTCGTGGCACTTGATGTTCTCGATGGAGAGTTTGTCGATCAACTCCCCGATCGAGCAGACGAAGTCATACACGAATTCAGCCATCACCTCTCCTTTCGCAGGCTAGAGGCCCGCCTTCATGTTCTCGACGCCGAGGGGACGGCGGTCGCCCCGACGCTCGACCGCCTCGTGGTGGTAGCAGATGGAGTCCAGACAGAGGATCAGCTTGGCCCCCCCGTGCACGCACCGACCGAAGAATCGGCGATCGGGAGCCTCCGCCTTGCCGTCCAGGTTCGCTTCCCATGGACCGAACCTCTCCCACCATCTACGGTGGATGACATAGGGAAAGGTCGCGCACGAACGCCAGTCTCCCCCTCGGTCCCGCACGGTCTGCACGCAGTCAGATCCCGTTCTCCGGCTCGCGTCCAAGGCTTGGCCAAGAAGCAGATCGTGGCAGGCCCACCATGCGGCCTGTTGGAAGGTCTCGAACGTCGGGATCCCGAAGTTCGCCTTGACGGTGAACGGTGAATCGATCGGCGTGACATGGACCGAGTTCGGGATGACGTCCGGTTCTGCGCGGCGGGCGAGATTGACGAGCCAGTCCCGGCCAAAGGCCATGTCGGTGTTGATGACGGCGACGTAGTCGTTCAGCACGTAGCCGGCGTCGAACCCTTGGCTCATCATGGAGCGGAGGTTGGGCACGTAGTCCAGGTCCTCTCGGGTCTGGTACCTGGAGCGGTAGAAGCTCGGCCTAGCGTCCAGCCAGGCTTCGACCTCGGGCGTGGGGTTCCAGGTGACGCAGAGGTAGTCGTAGTCGGCCTCGCCTCCGGCGTTCTCCAAAGCCTCATGCGTGGAGAACTCGAGCATGTCGAGCGCGGTCGAACAGAAATTGACGATCGTGATCCTCATGCCCGGATGACCTCCCGGCTCAAGACTTCGCGGCAGGCCCAGGCGAGGGCGCCCGCCTTTAGGTCCTCCACGCTCTGGATGCGCTGATTCTCCGCCTGCATGCCGCCTCCATACCAGTGGATTCCGACGCAGGTCTCGGGGATGGGCGGCCAGTGGGGAGCCAACAGGCAGTAGTTCAAGATGTGCTTGAACGTGGATCCAAACCAGGGGTAGATGATGAACCAGTCGAGCCGTCCGTCGGGCCAGGGCCGAAGGTTCTCTCCTCCGCAGGACTGATAGACCTTCGGATCGAACGCGGCCATCGCCTTTAGATAGGTCTCCCTCCACTTCGGGGCCGGACGTCCCTGCACGTAGGCGATGGGAACGTAGGGCACGAGTCCCGGCCGGTTCGGATGGGCCACGATCTCCACGTCGCGGACGATGAGGGGCAACGGCTTGAGAAAGACGATGTCCATGTCGCAGACCGTTCCCCCTTGCGTCGCCAGGAGCCACCAGGACAGAAGATCGCTGGTGTGAACATCGTCCGCGTGCAGCGCGGCGATCTCAGGCGCGATGTATCCTAGCGGCACTCTCGTGATCGGCAGCGCCATCGCCTCCCGGTACCAGTTGCGCACGTTGTCTCGGCCGACCATGAAATCCTGAACCTCCGCCCACGGCAAGTTCGGTCGGACCTCCTCCTCGCGCGTGACCAAGCGAACGTCGGAATGGACCGCGCACGCGCTACGGAGCGTCATGTAGCGGAGGAACGTCATGTGCTTCTGGCCCCAGAAGAACCAGAGCGGATGTTCACTGGCCATCCGACTCACCCTCCTCCGTCAAGACCTGCTCGGCCAACTCATTCAGCGTGCCAGCTACGTCGAGCTTCATGGCGGGGCCTTGCTGGAGGAACCTGAACAGGAGCTTGACCTTGCCGTCTTCGGAGAGCGAAAGGCGGCTCATTCCGGCGCGGATGATCGGCATGGCCCGCGGCATCCTCATCTCAACTTGACCGAGGAGCTTCTCCAGGTCGGACGTCTCAACCGGCTCGTTCACGGCATCTCCGAACCGCTCGTTGATCTGGGCCTTGATGCGTTCACGGCGCCTCGCACCTTGCACCATCGTGTCCTGGATCACCTTGCGGATGACTTCAGGCGTCTCCGGGCCGGGGTTCGCCTGCAGGAGCCGCTGGTCGAGAACGACCTCGGCACACAGCAGCTCGATCATGTCGCCGATGGTGGGTTGGTCTGACTTACCTTCCACGGGACCGCCTTCATGCTCTTCGTTCATGCGGACTCCTTCCATGCCTCCAGAATCCAGGGCGGAGCTGGATGCAAGAGTGAGGGTCGGGGATGCCCGTGGAAACAGACCACGCGGGCACAGGCCGGAGGCTGCCCCTGCTTCTCACAGTGAACCTTGTAGCTGACGATGCCGGAGACCACGTCCTGCAGGAACACGACCGGGAGAGCGGCGCGCGGACAACCCAATCGGAGCCAGTCAGCGTCGCCGTGGAAGCGATGATCCAGGATCGACATTTCCCAACAGAGGCGAGACCTTCTCCAGACCGCGGACGCGGCCGCCCAGGCGAAGGCCTCGTAGATCCATCTCATGTTCACTGCCCATCCGAGCAAGCCGGTCTGGAGGCTTCCCTTATAGAAGTCGCGGACCGCGAAGAGGGTGTCTCGTTTCTCCGAGATTGCCGTCAGGATCGGGCCGAGGTCTCCCGTGACGACCGTGTCTAAGTCCAGGTACAGCGTCGGACCTTCGAGGCGGAAGACCTCCATCTTGGCCCACCAGCCGGGCCAGTCGTGCTCCAGCGCCATGACGTCCACGTCCGGGATTCGGCCGACGTCGTCGGGACGGTCCGTCAGACAGACGAACCCGTAGGCGCCTTGCAGATTCTTGTCCACGCATGCCTTGAGCCGGCGCACGTCCTCCGGTTCGTAGTCGCCCCCGGACCTGAGAATTGTCGCCACAGTGGCGATCATCGACCGATCCGAACTGCCATCAAGACCAACGCACAGACGGCCGTGACCATAAGCACGAAGAACGCCATCGATACGATCTTCGACAGGAGCTGACAACGGCATCTCGGCGGATTGAGGCTGGTGCCTTCCAACCCGCAGGAGGAGCAGTAGAGAACGTTGGGCGGTGCCTTGGGACGTTCCGTCATCGCTTCACCTCACAGGTTCGATCTTCTTGCCGCTCCGAGTCGCGGACTCCGAGGATCTTGGTTCCACGTGGAACACGGGACCGTCCCGGAATCGGCGCCGGAGCCAACCGGCCCCGGACGCCCCGTGCCTCCGGAGGGGAAATCGCGCCAGGGGCGCGTTGGGGGGCTTTCCCCGATGCTGGGGCAGGTAGGGCCGCCCGAGCGCAGTACGGCCCAGCATTCACCCTCTGCCGGGGATCCTCCGGGTCGTCCTCGCTCCCCCAAAACCGGTTCTCCGGGGCGCCCTCCCCGAACCCAAACCCGAGGTCGTCCGGAGAAACGATCGGCCACTGATGGATCGCGGAGCCGGGGCAGGCGTTGATGATCTTGATCTCGTGGTCCGCGAGGTCCGCGGCGATCCGATCAAAGGCTTGGAGGAAGCGCCGGTAGGGGTTCTGCTGAGAGTTGCTCGGCGGGTACCAGTGATGGAAGTTGTTGTCTCCCTCGGGGCTGGCGTGCATGTCGAACCCGAAGAGAATGATTCGATTGACGCCGAAGTGGACCGCGAGGTTGATGGCGCACGCGCCGGAGGAGACATTCCAGGCGACCGTGGCGGGATCCCAAAGGATGCCCTTCGGTCCCGTCTTCTTGACCAGGACGTGGATGCCAGGTTCGTTCTCGTGGCCAGCACAGGTCGTCACCTTCAGGCCGGCGAACAAACGGAACATTTCTCGGTTCGCCTTCAGCCAGGTGCAATCGCCGTAGAAGCAGACATCGGCCCACGGCGCGACACGATAGGCACAGTTCACGGCGATTACCCGTCGGCCCGGATGGGCACCGAGCCTGTCCAGGTCGACCAGGTTGAGGGACGGTCCTCCCCCGAGGATGTAGCAGGTCTCATTCGGCCAGAGGCGAGGAACCCGCCAAGGCCGTGTCACGAGATGGCCGTTCCGTCGGGTCCGAAGGTCTCCTCTCCCTCATCGTCCTCGGCGTCGACGTCGGCCTCCTCGGCCGGCCCGGCGTCGGCGATCAGCCCCAGAGCCTCTTCCTCTCGGAGGGCCGAAGAATTGAGCTTGACACCGGTCGCGACGTTGACCACGTCGAACCACCCGGCTCCCCTCTTGCGGAGCTCCAGAGTGACCAGGTGCGTGGACGGCGGTGGAGGCGCGATGATCACCTTGAACTTCTGCAGAACGCCGCGGAGATCGTCGGGAGAGCATGTCACTTGGTCGCCGGGATGGAGCCAGCGGTACGAACCGTCTTCCTGACTGAAACGATGCTTGCCGACCTTGGGCAGCATCTCGTAGGCGCCCTTCATGGTGGTCCCTCCTGAAGGCAACGGAAAGGAACGTGAGGCCCGGACGCCGCCAATGATGACGACGCCCGGACCCGAGTCTACTGCAGAACGAGGCCTAGCTCCAGACCTGGATCCCGCACTTGTTCGCCTGATCGGCCCGCGGCTGCGGAACCATGATGGACAGGACCCGGAACTTCTTCCGCAAGCCGCCCATCTCGTCCCATTCCACGGACATCGGCTCCAGGCCGTTGACGATGCGGAAGGTTTGCGGCTGGAGCTCGACCAGTGCCACCTTGTCCGCGGTCTGCTTGTCGCAGATGAGGATGGCCTCGATCCCGCCCACTTCCAAGAGGCGCGCCCGAATCGTGATCGTGCGGCCGGTCGTCAGGCTATAGTCCTCGTCCAGGTGCGTCTCGTAGGCCGGAGGCACAAGCAGGACCCAAGGACCGCCGTGTCCGTCGTCGAGTGAGGCCTGCTTCATGGCCAGGACGTCCGCCAGGATCGTCGCCCCGGTGGCGGCGCTGTGATCCCAGTGCTGGACCATGGAGCCGGTGTTGACGTAGTCGAAGTCGAGCACGCCCCGCAGGTAGCCGCCGCCGTAGAGGAAGCTGGAGGCGCCGCAGATGGCGATCTGCTCGATCTTCTCCGCGACCTTCTGGGCGGCCACCGACGCCTGGGTGGTGTCGATCGGAGCCCCGTTCAGCCGGCCGGCTTCGAGCTGCCGGATGTTGACGCTGAAGGATTTGTAGACGCACGGAAGCGGGAGGTATTTGATCTCGAAGTTGAGCCGGTCGTCCAGGCTCTCGCCCGCCGCATCCATGCCGACCTCGGCGTCGTTCATGTCGGCCACGTCCTCGTAGGCCAGGACGGTAGCCGCGAGGCCGTTCCTCATCCGATACTCGAGGCCCCTGCTGATCATGAAGTTGACGAACGGCAGACGCGGCAGGATCGCGGCCTGGATCGCCGTGTCGAGTTCCATCCACTCCTCATGCCGAAGGGTGGCATTCGTCTTCAGCGCGTAGGGGTTCATGTGGTTCGCGAGCAGGCGCGAGGCGACGTCCCCGTAGGCCTGACCGTTGTGGATGACGTCCACCCGCGCATCCGCGATGCCGCGTGGAACCGGGGTGAGAACTCCGTTGGCCATGTGATCCTCCCTGGTCTTCAGTTCATGCCGATGTGTGCGTTCCGGTTCGACCTGATCAGATCAGGGTGACGCGGATTCCCCGGCCCGCGATGGTCGCGGCGGTGTAGGTCTTGATCTCGCGGGCGAACCCGACGATGGAGCCGAGTTCCTGATAGCTCAGGACGTCCGTGGACACCAGCTTCACGGAGCCGGCGCCGTCGCTCTCCAGCAAGGTTCCGTCGGCCACGGTCACGCCGCTGGCGAGCAGGAGGACGACGTCGTCGCCCGGCAGGAACCAGCCGGCGCGGATCTGGTTGGCGGTGGTGTAGACATCGTCGACGTCGTTTCCCTTGAGGTCGTCCTCGAGGGCCACGCAGCGGGCCACCGTGCCGCCGGTCACGTCGTGGATCTTGAGCGTGCCGACGTACGGCAGAAGGAGCATTCCCGGATAGATCGCCCCGGAGCCCTTCGCATTCTCGATCTTGTGGGGCGCGTTGAGCGCGATGGTCGTGTAAGCCATGTTGGCATCTCCCTCTGGCAGGATGATCGGTTGATGGTTGGTTCGCCTGTTGGCTTCGCCCGTTAGGCCGCGACCGCGTCGCTCGGGCGCTTGAAGACCGACTTCATGACCGGAGGGCCGGCCGGACCGGTCGAGGGCGGCCCGCCGCCCGCCCCGGCGTAGCTCACGTCCACCCGGCCGAGCTCGACGAGGCGATTGAGGGTTTCGATGGGCATGGCGTCCAGGTCGGCCTTCTCGAACTTGTTGCGCTCGTTCGCCAGGATGGCCGTCACCACGGCATCCTTCTCCGCCTTGTCCCGGAGCAGGGACCGATTGATGGTCGCCTTGACATCGGCCGGCGCCGTTGCCAGGAACGACTCCACGGTCACCGGCACGATCGGCTTGACGGCGGGCAAGGATGGGGGCACGGCCGGAGCCGCGTTGGCGGCGGGAAGGACCGGCGGAACGGGTGGCGGAGACGCCGGCGCGGGTTGCTCGACCGGGACCAGCAGATCAAGTTTGCCCTCGTCGAGCGTCTCCAACCACGCCCGATCGTTCTCCGCGAACTTCGTGCACTTGCAGGCGATCAACGCCTCGATCTTCTCCTTGCTCATGTTCAGCTTCTCCTTCTGACCTTGCGTCGTCGGTCCGGCTTCCCCGGCCCCGGCGGGACCGGCCTGCGTGATGGCCCCTGCTGGGCCGATCGGGATCCAGGAGCGCTCCTCGCGGACTTCCTGCGTCTCTGATGCCAACGTTACCATGCCCGTCTCGGCGTCCATCGTGTACGCCCGCTGGTAGGTCTTGATGACCGCCGCAGTCTGGCCCGTCTCGCTCGGGTTGTTGCCGCGGGCATCGTAGATCACCCGGTCGTCGTACAGGTCGCGGATGAAGTGCATCCACCCTTCGTTGTCGAGCCCGTCCAGGGCTCGGGCGACGGCCACCCTCTTGTCATCCATCGACAGTTCGTTCGCCGAAACCCCAAGCTTCTCGGCGATGGTGCGGATCAGGGCGATCAGTCGGTCCCTCATGTTGCCCTCCAGGTTGGTTCCGAAGTGTTCGTTCAGAAGCGCCCGAGCCTTGGCCTGCGCGGACTGCTTGGCCATGGCCGGGATGTTGGCTTGCGCCGCCCGACCGCCGAGGACCGCCCGCAAGGCGCCCTCGTTTAGCCGGCCCGTCCGGGGATTGACCACGGGGAAGAAGATCAGGTCGCGATTGTTGTCGGCTGCCGGATCTCCGAGCAGGGTCTTGGCCGCGATCCAGGTCTTCATGCCCGCCGGCGCCGCCGCCACGGTGGAGGCCACGGTCTCCGGCGTCCCTCCGTGCGCGGCGTAGTAGGCATCCCGGTAGGCAGCGAAGGTCGTCGCTACGCCGGCCCAAGAGATCGACTCGTAGCCGTCGAAGGTCGGCGTGCGGGCCAGGTTCATGAGGTTCGCCCGGATGCCGCAGCCGTCCTCCCAGTTGCAAGCGCCTTCGCCTCCCGGCAGGATGGCCAGGTGATCCGGCTGGAAGTTGCGGACCGTGGACGTGAAGGACTCTCCCCTCCACTCTCCCGGCGTGCCGTCATCGCTGGTGAACAATCCTGTTGACACCTCGATCCGGCCTCCGGACTCCAGCAAGGACAGGAGCTCGGGATAGATGGCCTGCGCCTTGGCAATCTCGATCCAGGCGTCTCCCTTTAGGCTCCGGTATCTTTCGTCGTACCTGATGTTGAACATCCTCCCGACCGATCGTTCGCTGATGACCTCGGGGCTGTTTGCGGAGACATAGGACCCGTTCCGCTCCGGGTGGAAGATCGGCACCGGTATGCCGTTCCAGGCCCGAGCCGTCGCCGCGATCTCATCGGCGGGGTAGAACAAATCGTTGTGGACGCCTTCCACGAGCAGAACCACCGGGGCGATGACGCACTCTCGGCCATCGTAGGAATCACGACGCAGGCTGGTGCCGAGCGCCGACAGGCTGGCATGGAGCATCCGAAGGTTCTTGGCGGTCATGTGCTTCCCCCGTTCGCGATCATACCTCCATCGTCGCTTCTTGCTGGGCCTCGTCCGCGGCCGCCATCTGCTCTGCCTGGGCTGGCGTGTCCGGCGGCTTGACCACGGGAAGGATGCTGCACGCGCACGAAGGATGGACCGGGATCATGTTCTCCGCCTGGTCGAGCGTGTACGGTCCCTCCTCAGACAGCGCCTCGCACTCGTCGCAGACGTTGTCCAGGCCGGACGTCAAGAGTTCGGCGTCGACGGTGACGCCCTCAACTTCCGCTTGACGGTACTCCGCCATCGAAGCTGAATGGTGTGCCGCGGCGATCTCCGTGCGGGCGATCATGAGAGCCCTGACCTCGCCGATCTTGTCCACCTGGTTGACGACGTCCTTGAGCAGCTCACGGGCGATGGCGCGAGGATTCTTTCCCTCCGCCATGCCGCGGGCGAGGCCCTCGGTTAGACCCTTGGCGACGGAGCGGCGCACGGCGGCGCCGGTCAGGTCCGTGACCGTCTTCAACTCCTCGTAAGATCGGGAGTAGATCATCCCGACGCGCCCGACGTGAATCGGCGCTTGCATGTAGGTGCCCATGGAGGCGATCGGCTTCGGATCGATCGGGTAGCCGGCCTTGTGGATCTCCTGCCGCGCCCGTTCGATGCCTTGCTGGTAGGTGGTCCGCAGCGACTTGACATAGTAGGAGTCGATGTAGATGCCCTGCCAAGGCCCGAAACTGTGAACGCCGGGGCGATAGGAGATGTCCAGGATGCCCTTGTCCTGCTGTTCTCGGAGCCATTTCATGAACGCTGCGATCTTCTGGTCCGTGCGGTCGAACGTGAACTTCTCGGGGATGGCCACGGCGTTCACCATCGCGGTGAGGTTGAAGCAGTCGTTCGTGACGATCGAAGTGGCAAGGTCCGCCCTCAGCGCCGCGTAGCGGCGGCGGACCTCGCGCTCCAGACGGCGCCGGAGCCCAAGGATGCGGGCCGGGTCGATCCTCCGCAGGTTGTTGAGGATCCGCGGAGCGGTCCTCGGACGGTAGCCGAGCATTTCTACCTCTGGGTGACCACGACTTGAAACGTCCGATCGTCCGTCAAGCCATCAAGCGTCGTGATTCGGTTCGTGACCAGGTATGAGATCCCATCGACGCCTCCAGAGAGCACGCATTCCGTGGCGTCATCGCTGAAGGTGTCCGAGTCCTTCACCAGTCCGGTCGCGGGGTCGAAGAGCCACGAGCTGCTCTGGATGATGTCACCCGACTCTAGCCAGTCCGACCAATCGACCGGGTAGGGAAGGACTGCGCTCGGATCTTTACGGAGCGTCTTGAGCGGTGTCGGGACGGTGGCTGCCATGACTCCTCCTATTTCTATGACTTGACAGTTCTGTCTTCGTGCGGAACCGTCGGAGCCCTGTCTTCCTCCGGGATGATGATCTGTCGATCATCGCGTGGCACCACCATCTCTCGGTCCTCCCGAGGAACCGTCGTCATCCGATCCTCACGTTCCACGATGATGAGTCGTTCACCGGAGACCTCGACCACGTCAGGTAGATGAACCGAGATGTTCGGAGCCAGGCTAGTCGCGAGTGCGGCCTCCAAGGTCACGATGACGGATCCTGGAACAACCTCGATGTCCGGAGCAGACGATACGGCGACCGCGATCCCCAGCATGATCGACGTCGGGCCGGGGGTCACGATCAAGTCGGGGGCGGAGGACACGGCGACCGCCACGTCGAGCGTGATCGAGATCCCTGACGGCGCCGCGTACTCGATCAGCAGCACGTAGATGCAGGGTGGGTAAGGGACGGTCGACTGTGTCGGATCTCCGATCGTGTCGGTCGCCGCGCCTACCGTCCAACTATGGTGATGACCGGCGTCCGAGACGCTGTTCGTTCCGGCGTCGGCGCAACTGACGTTCGCCAAGCTGGCCGTGAGGTCATGATCGCTGGATCCGTGAGAGACGCCGGCATGGACGTGGCTGAAGTCCACCTGACCGCCCACGTTTCCCGTTTCTCCCGTGCTGGACGCGCCCTTCATGAAGGCATAGTCGTTCGTGATCGTGACCAGCGACCAGTTCTCCGGGATGTCCGCCATCAGGCCGAGGAAGAGAGCTCTGACCTGGTCGGGAAGATCCGGCAGGCCGGAATCGTTCTGGATCACCGCGTTCTTCTGCCAGCCCGGCTCCGATGCGGCCGAGCCCATGCCGGGGTCGAAGGAACCCAAGCTCACGGTATGCGCGTGCGTATGCACCGCGGCGACCTTGACGATGCCGGTAGGATAGAGCACCGAGGTTCCTGAGGAGCTCAAGGATGAGCTCTTGTTCCCGTGCGAGTGCGCAGACGTGTGGGCGTGCGGATCGTTCGAGCCGATCGGCGTCAGCACCGCGTCTCCACTCGCCACCGAGCTTCGGATCAAGATGTCCTTGGCGGCCTCCGGCATCGACCAGTTCGCCGGGACCGACGCGCCCCCATAGAACGCCCATGCCCCTGCCGGGACGCCCGTCTGAGACCCGTTCGCCGGCTTGATGAAGATCACGTCGACGTGACGAGGATTGTTCGAGGTGTATCCCGAGTCGTACTGGCCGGCAGTGGCCGTGAACACCGCATGATTGTGGGTGCTCAAGGCACAAGCGTACTTGGTTCCCGTCGCCGCCGCCGTCACAGCGTAGTCACCAGGGGACGAGGTCAGCGCGTGCGCTCCGCGCGTGACCCGGTGCGTGTGCGTGGCGGATCCGTCATGAAGCCCTGCAACGTCCTCAGCGCTGGTCGCGAACGGGTAACGGTCGTCGATCGCGGTCTCTCGAACCCACCCGCTCGGGACGCTGGCGTTCGTGCCTGGCCAGATGAAGATCAGCGTGATCGGAAGCATGGCTAGAGATTCTGAATGTCTACCTTGACCGCGGCCAAAGCGACGATCGCTTGGTCGATTCCGGCAATGGTCGCCGTCTTGATCGCAGTTTTCACGCCGGCCGGAAGGCCAGACCAGTCCTCTCGATACACGCCGAGCTTGTAGTTCATGTGGTTCAGGTCCGACACCACGGCCTGAAAGGAAACTGACGGGTCACTCACCCTGAGCCTCCTTCTCCTCGATCACCTTGATCAGGTTCTGCGTCTGGCTGACCAGATAAGGCTTAGTTCCAGACCAGGCCAGGAAATGCGCCGGGTTGAACGGCCCGATCATGTGCAGGCCGCACAGGGCGAACTCCCGGACGTTCTCGTAGAGGTTCTCCGTGCCGTCATCGTTCGTCACGACGATCTTCACGTCAGCACCGCGAACCCGGCGGCGTTCGGGTTGATCGTGTAGCTAGGTCCGTTCGGCTGCGTGGCGTTCGCCCAGATCCAGAGGAGCGGGTTGACGATGCCGCCGACCGTGCCGACGACGTAGAGCGCGACGAAGGTCAGCGCGCCGGCCGAGGGTGCGCCCAGCGCGGCCCAGACTACGGGGTCCGCGGTGAACCTCCCCAGGTCCGAGGCGTCGACCTGGGTGACGGCCGCGCCGGTCACGGCAGCGCCTCCGGCCACGTAGTTGGCGGCGGTGATCTCCGCGACGTCGCCGAGGCCGAGCGTCCCGTCGGGCGTAGTCGGGACCGTGCCTTTGCACAGGGCCATGTGCAAGGTCTTCCCGGTGAGGAAATCGTTGATGGCTAGATATTTCAGCCAGTTCTGCCACTGCCCTTGGAGGTCTGCGAGCGCCATGATGGCCTCCCTGCGAGTTTGATTAGGCCACGATGGAGGCCGCCGGTTGTTCCGGCGGCCCCGGGAATGCGGGCGGAGGAGTCTCCGCCGGGATCGGTTCGGGTTGTCCTGCGGATCCAGCCTCCATGTCGGCTAGTTGCTTGCCGAGGATCTCGTCGATCTTCGCGATCTGATCGTCGGTGAATCCTAGGATCTCCTTCAGGAAGATCTCGGGCGGAACGATCGAGTCCGCTCCGATGGCCCCGGCGTAGGCCGCGAGTGAGGTAGCCTTGGCCGTGCCGATCTGCGCCGTCTCCAAGGCGCCCTTCGGGACGATGACCGGCCAATCGACGTTGTATCTTTCCTTCGGCGGGGCCACGATGCCGACCGAGACCAACCGATCCACGAACGGGCGGAGGATGTTCGCCTCACAGTGATCCGAGCGGCGCTCCTCTACGACGGAGGCCCAGTTCTCGGAGTCCTGGACCGAAGCGAGCACGCCCTGCTCCGAGCCGATCATGATGCGCTTCGGGATGCGGGTGAACGCGGAGATGAGGTCCAGGAGGACGCTGATGGTCGGACCGGGATCCACGATCTGCTGCGCCAGAGCGGTGGCCTTGAGGCCTTCCAACTTCATGTACCGCTTGAAGCCGTGCATGTAGGCCTCGATCTCCTGCTCCAACTTCTCCGGCGTCTGGCCGAAGGTGGTCGCCTCAGGATCCAGCTCGAAGCCGTAGCCGGGGAAGCCGCCGCGCCAGAACATCTCGGCGCTAGCGCCGGAGACCAGCTCGATGTCTTGCAGCCGGTTCAGGATCGGCTCCAGGCGGGACTGGCCGCTGACGGAGTCCTCCAGGACGTCTTCGGCCACGTGGATCACACGCGACCAGTGAACCACTCGGGACATGGTCCCGCTGCCTCGCTGCATGTTGACCACGTAGGTCTCGGGCAGGCCAAACCGCTCGTTCTTCTCGTCCAGGTTCCATGAGGCTATCGGAGCATTGACCTCCGAGTATGGCGCCACGAACAGGAGGCGTTTAGCGTTGGTCACCGGTTCGCTCAGCCGGCCGGCATCGTCAAATCCGAGGAGCAGGACCGCGTAGGCTCCGATCGAGGCCATGCGATCCACGCGACGAAAGTAGGAGTAGATGGAGCGGTCTTCGGCGAGTTTCTTCCAGTCCGCCTCAAAGATCGTCTCTTCCGATTTGGACTCCGACAACTCCGGCGTCTTGCGCCAGCACGCCTTGACGGGGATGTCGATCACGGCCCGAGCGATGTCCTGCCGCTTGTACCGCGCCATGAAATCCCGGAACGTTGGCGTCTTGAGGTATCCAAGTGCCTCGTACAAGTTGCGCTTGCCGTCGAAGCTCATCCCTAGCTTGGAGGCGATGCTCGATCTGGTGGTAGCTTCCGAGAGGACTCGGAGGATGGCCTCCATCACCAATGGGCTGCGCTCTCCCAGGGCGATGGACGCTCCGGGTCCGATCGTCTTGGTTGCCCGCGGCTTCGCTGCTGTCGTCGTCGCCATGCTGCCTCCTCACCAGGTTCCGACCTTCTTGCCCGATGTTAGCAGATAGAACCCGCCGCTGGAGGCGTCGACTTGATCCGCCATGGCCTTGATGCCGTCGAAGTTCACCAATTCACCGACATAGGCGTCATTCCACCGGGCACGCACGAGCTTCACGTTTCCTTGCTCACACTGGGCGCTGTACGGCTTGGCGCGGACTCCCTTCGATTCATGGACGTGGTTCAAGGTCACGACGAAGCCGGCCAGGTTGCGCACGTGCGACATGGCCTCGGCCTTGCCGGCTTGACCGGGATCGACCTCGATGCCGACCCGGACGCCTCGTCCGTCCTGCGTCGCGACGGCCTTGATGCGATTCATCACCTGCAGCGGCGTACCCTGGAATCGATCCACGTCGAGCACGTAGAAGACGCCTTGGGCGGTGCGTCCGATCTTGACGCCCACGGTCCAGGATCCCAGAGGACTTGCCTTCTCAGCCGCGGTGCCGGCGCGATCCCAGTAGCGCATGATCTCCACGCAGGCCGGCGCGGCCTCCACGATCTCGAACCAAGATCGCTGAAAGAAGGAACCGGCCGTGTCGCGCTCGTTCCAGTTGCCGTGGCGCAGACGCATCCGATCGACGAAGGGCAGCGCCTCCAGCTCGGCGAGGTACTCCGGATTCTTGGCCAACAGGATCTTGTTGTCCTCCACGGTGCTGGGGATGAACGTGAAGGACTTGGGCCGGACGCGATCCCCGAAGCGAGACCTCAGCTCCTCCGGCGAGGCGCCCCACTGGACCTCGTTGCCGCGGAGGATGAACCAGCGCACCACGCCGCTGCGGGCGGGGATGGCGTAGCCGGTCTCGTCATCGATCCACCAGCGCATGAACTCGCGGAGCCAACAGTCGGGGTCCGGGTTGCAGGTGGCTCGCATGTACGGCCGGACGGCACAGGTCGTTCGGTTGCGAGAGAACATGTAGGACACCTGCTTCCAGGTGAAACTCTCCACCTGGTCGAAGCAAATGAGAGGCACCTGGGAGGAATCCCATTGTTTGCGATCCGACTCCCGCTGCATGTGCACGAAGCGCACGGTCGTCTTGGCGGGGAAGCGCCATTCGAGTTCGCCCTCGATCGGGACGCCGCCCACCAGAGGATAGATCTCCTGGCTGGAATCCCAGAGGCCTCCCTCGGCGATGATCTGCGGATAGGTGCGGCGGAAGCACACGGCGGCGAAGCCGGGCACCGCGATGTTGCGGGACATCTCAAGCTGGAGCCCGAAGGACTTGCCCCCGCCGGCGGCGCCTCCAGCGATGGCGAAGTCCGCCGGCGTGGAAAGGAACGCCTCCTGCGGCCCAGGCTGCGGTCGGAGGGGCTCGGCCAGATCGAGGCCGGCGACGGAACCCTGTTCAGTGTCTCTTGCCGTTGGCACCCGGCCGCCCGTCTCCGCCCCCGCCCGGCCTCACGCGGCTGGCCTTCGGTGAGGCACCCGTCGCCGGGGCGCGGGCGCGGCCGTTGTCAGGCAGGTAGATGCCGACCATCGGCGCGAGAGGGCCGCCACCGGGTCCTTGGAGCTCCAGGCGGCGCCCCCACCGACCGGGCTTGCGGCGCTCCAGGTACCAGGCGGCGGCGGTCCACTCACGCACGGGCCTGCGTTCGGTCTTTGTCTCAACCGAACCGTCAGCTTTCTCCATTGTGGTGACGATCGTAGTGAAGAGTCCGCGGCCAAATTCCTGCACGGTGGCGAGGGCGCGAAGCTCGGCATCTTCACTTGCCCTTTCTACTGCCTCCAAAAAGTCCTTGTATTTCTTGGACTTACCCTCTGCACCGTCATGCAACCACTTCCGGAAGACGGAGACGGAGATCCCGCAGTGGGCCGCGGCGGTTTCTTGATAGCACCCGCTTCGCATGGTGGCGACGATGCGTTCTTGTAGTTCCGGGGTCAGCTTGGTCGGTCGCCCGGTGCGCCCCCGCTTGACGTAGTTCGGGTCCGGGAGTCGGGTGGACTCGGCCGGATCCTCTGGCTTCTTGGTCATGATGCCTTTCCTTGGCCTCGATTCCGTTGTTACCGTAGCGCATTTCAGGCCGGCGGGTGGAGCGCAGGGGTCAGAATTGAACCGTCCTCTCCGGGCTGGAGGCCCGGCGCAGCGGAGACCGTGGCAGGCGTCCCGGGTTCTGGTTCGGTGTTCGGGTTCCCGCCCGGAATCGTGCTGCGGACTTCTTTGGGCTTTCGGGCCGTCTTGGGTTTGGACGTGGCTTTGGGCATCGGTCCTCCGTGGTTCGGCTCTGGCTCAGAAGGCGTCCGCCCCCTGCCGGTCCCGTCCGCTGGCCGGCGGGTATTGCTCCACGAGTTCCTGCTGCTCGATCCCCGCCAGCAGGCGCTCGTGGAGATCGATGTAGAAGTCAGGTCCAGACCCGTGCTTCGGCCTGCGCTCTGGTTCGCGCAGCGAATCCAGAGCTTCGCGCAACGTGAGCGTTGCCGTTTTCGGTGCCCGCACCTTGTCGTTGTGCAGGAGGCGGATCAGGTAGCCGAGGTCGAGTCGGGAGCATCCTGACCACCCCGTGAAGAACGGGCGCCGCAGATCCTGCATTTTTCGATACGCACCGAACGCGCAGTCGGGGCAAGGCGTCTCGGTTTCGTACCAGCACCCGTCTCGTTTGAGGATCTTGGGCAACCATCCGCCGAAAGCTGTCCGCTGGTCTCGGTCCCAACCACCACCGCATCGCTGGCAGGAAATCCCGTACTTGTCTTTCGGAAACACGGAAAGGTCTGCGATTGCTACGTTGACGGCCCTTCCGCTGATGAACTCTTTGGCCTTGATGGCGGGAACGGAGTAGAGCTTTCCGTCTCCACCGGTCATCTCAACCGTCGTTCTCAGATCGTCGGTGTCATTCGTCTGGGTCATTGCGGTTCCCTTCTGGGGTCTCTGCGGGCGTGCCGGGCATCAGCTTCCGCTGCGCGAGTTGGGAGATCAGGCCGTCCAGAGCGATGCGGTTCTCCTCGAATTGCCTGCGGTCTGCCTCGGTAAGTTGAGCAGGAGGCGCGGGGAAAACGTAGCTCGGTGGAAACGGTTCCCCCGGCTGCAAGACTCGAACTCCGGTGCGCCGCCGGATGTCGTTCTCGATCTTGCGCACCCGAAGAAGCTCAAGAATCTCCGGAAGGTTGGGTAGGAACGACTTCACTCCGGCAGGCGTCATCGTCCCTTGCCTGCGCATTTCTCGGAGAACGGAGACAAGGGCTTCGGGATCTTCCGTGTGAAGTTCGTAGGCGTACTCTTCGATCAGCAGGGTCCTGGCCCGTTCGGTTTCGTTCGCCCTCAAGGGCCAGACGATGAACATTCTGGACAGGATCGCAGCGCATTCGGCCTTAGTCACGTAGTTGGCTCCTTTCGGACAGGAACGGAGAATCGCTCACTTCCTCGAAGTCCGCGGGCACGGCGCCAGCGTACGTCGCCTCCCGCCTCTCTTCGCGCACGGCCTCTTCCGCATCGTGAAGGATCTTTTCCATGCCAGTGAGGACGGGGGCGAGTTTCTCGGGAGGCTCGGCGGCCCAGCATCCTCGCTTGAGCCAGCGATGGGCCTGGAGGATGTACTTGCCTCCGTCCTTGCGCCAGTCCTCGCTCTGCTTCTGCCAGGCGATGGTGGCAAGGCAAACCTCGACGTCCGGCTTGAGCTTCTTCCACTCGTCCAGGGCCGCGATCTTCCCCCCGGTCTTCTTCGGATACGCTTTCCAGAACCGCTCGAAATCCTCGTTCCCGGTGTCGCCGCGTTTCGCAGACTTCGAACCAAGAGTGTCTTTAGGCGGCGGTGGTGGTGGTGGTGGAGGTGGAGGAGGAGGAGGAGGAGGAGGAGGAGGAGGAGGAGGAGGAGGAGGAGGAGGAGGAGGAGGAGGAGGAGGAGGAATTCGAAAGCCTTCCGAAAGCCTTTCCGAAGCCTTCCGAAAGCCTTCTCCAAAACAGGGCATCCATTCCGGTTTTCTATCCTCGATCGTTTCCATAAGATGTTGCGCTGCTTGACCGACTAGGGGGCACGGAGGCCAATCATCCCAATGGCTGACCCATCCCACGAGCACATTCTTCGCGCCGGGCATGTCGTATCGGACGGCGTTGGGGATCCAGTAGAGGCGGCAGTGCGGATCACGCATCACCTTTCCGTCATTCGAAAGCCTTTCGAAAGCCTTCTCGAAGGCTTCCACGGACCAACCGAGTTCGATCGCCATCACTTCCGTACGAGCGATGAAGAGTCCTGGCATGGACGTACCGTGGGGATTGGTCAGCAGGTAGAACCATAGGTAGCGTTCGTCTTGCGTCCACTCGATGAAGTGAGGGTCATTCCAGATCACGTCGTAGATCTTGCGGTAGCGGCTCATGGACGAATACCGAGGATCATCGAACAAACCTCCTTCCAGCCAAGAAGGACGGCGGACCGGGCAGAGTGGGCTGGCACCCCGCCCGACCGCCTCAGACGCACCGCCCACGGGGCAGGCGCCGACCGAGACGGATCATACCACGTCCGCGACCGATCGGCAAGCGAATTATTCTCCAAATCGTTTCACCGTAACGGGTTGCCGACCGGCAAAGGGTTGTCATTCCACCTGACCGGTTGCCCCGAAAGAGTTTAGGCTGGATTCGGCCGACTCGATCCTACCTTTGCCCCCAGGGGCCGAAAGAGCGCGCCTACGGCGCTTCCGATCCGGCGCCGCATTGCCTCCGTGTTTCCCCACGGAACGCTCGCCTTGGGCCGTTTCCGCCGCAGCGCGGGGCGTCTTCACTGGCCAGCCAGGGAGTGAGAATCTATCCTACGGAGAATCATCCTCTTCCTCGGTTTCTACATTCTCGCCTTCGTCGTCCCACTCTTCGGCTTCATCCGGATCCTCCCCTTTGCCCGCCCCCCAAAGGAGATCCTCCTGCAAGCCGCGTTCACCGACCGTCGCGATGTTCTTGATCGCCTGCCGGTAGTAGGACGACTTGAGCTCGATGCCGATGGCCTTGCGGCCCATGGTCAAGGCCCCGAAAACCTCCGAGCCGACGCCCATGAACGGCGTGAGGATTACCTCGCCGGGGTTGCTCCACAGCGTGAGGCAGCGTTCGATCACGTCGAGTTGCAGCGGGTGAACGTGCTTCTCATCTTCCTCGTCGCGCGCCGGGCGGTACGGCAGTACCCGATCGAGCCGGACGTCATCCCAGAACGCCGAGGCGTACTGCCGCCAGATCCAATGCGAATACCGATTCTCGATCTGGTTTCCCTTCCAACCTCGGTATCGGAGTAGGTCCGAAGGGATCTGACGTTCCCCGGCATACTCGGTGAGGCCGATAGGATGCTCTACCGGAATCGTATTCTTGCCTTTGCGCCGGAACACCAACAGGTAGTCCGCGCTGGCGCACGAGCACCGAGACGAGTCGTCAACGATGGACTTGTGGGCGAGGCTCTTGGTCATCGTCCGATTGCGGACCGTGAGAGGCTCCTTCCATACGTGGTAGCGGGCGACGTAGTGGAATCCGATCCTATCGTGCATCCGAATGATGTCGCCGGGAAAGTCAGAGAGACAATCGAGGCCGGTATTCCCCGACGGGACATCCATACAATGCACCGCAGTCATTCGTCCGGGCAGCGTAAGCCGGAAGATCTCCTTCACGACGAACTCATAATGCGCGAAGAACTCCCCATAGTCGCGGGAGTTCGATAGGTCTCGCTCGCTGGAAGAATACTGGTAAAGGCCCGCGAATGGAGGGCTGTATACCGATAGGTGTACACTCTCCTTCGGGAGTGTCGGCATCACTTCCAAACAGTCACCATTGTATAGAGCGTACCGATCAGTGAGCGACTGGTCTAGATAGCCATGAAGGAACCTCCGGTTTCGTGCTGTAAGTGACGGATCGGTCAACGTGCAGCGAGTCGTTCATGTTGGATACCAGCGAAGTGAACATCTTGTCGGCCGCTTCCGACTTCCGGCGCATGTTATTCTTGATACCTCTCTCTCCTTCGGTCGCCACCAGGTCAACGGAAACCGGCCGGGTCTGGCCGAACCTCCAGCAGCGGCGGACCGACTGGTAGTATTGCTCGTAACTGTGCGAGGCGAAGGTCACGACGTGGGCGCAGAACTCCCAGTTGAGTCCAAAGGCGCCTATCTTCGGCTTGCTGATGAGAACCCGTAGGCCGCCATTACGGAACGCCTCGTAGGTTGATTCCTTCTCTTCGTCGCTGTCTCCGCCCTTCACTTGTTTCGCGTTTAGAATCAGTTTCTCCAGCAGATCTCCCTCCGCGTTCAGATGGCACCAGACCACTACCGGATCCTTGTGGTCCACAAGACCGGCGACAACCTCGCACCGCTCCTGCACCGTGCGCCTACGCTCCTCGCGCTCTTCCCGGAAGTTCGCCGCCGGAAGGTTGAATAACATCCCCGGAGGATTCGTCCGCGCCTTGACCTCGTGCTCCTTTTCTATGAGCGGAGGAAGCACGAAGCGAGTGTCATCGAACCCGAGATCAGACGGCTTGCGCACCGCCCTCGCCCACGAGCAAACCCACCGCCAGAATGCTTGTTCGGCGTGGCCCTTGAATCGCCAGGATTGCGCCTTGCCTCCGAAAGCCCGCGCTCGCTTCATGTCGCAGTTGTTCTGGTCGTTTTTGAAGAATCGGCCGAGCATATCCATCTGCCCCAACTCGCCCAGCGCCTCGCTCGATGTACCGAGTTCGATGTAGTCATTAGGTGCCGCGGTGGCCGTGCAAAGCAGCCGGTACGGGACCGTCCGCAGAAACTCCGTGACTTCGGCCCGGTGCTTTCCGTTGAACGACTTGATGGCGCTGGACTCGTCGCAGACCACGCCCGCGAAGTTATCCGGGCTGAAGTGGTGCAGGCGTTCGTAGTTCGTGATGGTAATGTTGGACTTGACCGACCCGTCAGAGGACCGTTCGCATTCGATCCCAAACTTGACGCCCTCGCGAATCGTCTGCGCCGAGACGGCAAGCGGGGTGATAATCAATACAGGGCGCACGGTGTGGCGGATGACGTTTTCCGCCCACACCAGTTGCATGGGCGTCTTCCCCAGACCGCAGTCCGCGAAGATCGCGGACCTGCCCTTGCGGAGAGACCAGTCCACGAGTTCCCGTTGGAAGTCGAAGAGGAAGTCCGGCATCCATACGGGCGCGAACCCGTGCATGGATCCGGCCTGCGACTTGGCGCGCAGAAAGTCGGCATAGGATCCCACTATATGGCCCTCCCATCTCGGATCGGACCTGCACCGTTCCTGCCAGCCCGACGCCAGTCAGCCGCGAACCGCTCCAGCTCGTCCTCGCCGAACATATAGATCGCCACCGCCGCGTCATGCACCAGGACGGTCCGAGCGGCCTCGTAGCCGATCTCGCACTGCAGGCCGATCTCCGCGGCGATGTACTCTTCCATCTCCTGTATCGTCAGGATGCGCCCGTCCACCAGGCGGTCCGAGAGGTGGGAGCCGTCGTTCTCGGCAAGCCGAGCCCGGAGGATGCGGATCTGGTCCGTCATCTCGTGGATCTGCAGGCGAGCGACGGCCAGCTCGGAGTAGATCCGGGAGACGGCCTCGGCTTTTTCTCTGGTCACGGTGTCCTCCCTTCTTTCGGTACAGGCTCGGTGCGCGGCTCACGCCATTGAATGCGGGAGCACTTCGAGACCTCGGCGATCAGCCGGTTCCGGAGGTACTCCACTTCCTGCTGCGGGGTCATCTCCTCCGTCGCGTCGTCAACGGAGATCCTCAACCAGCGGATGTACGACGCCAGCGCGGGGATCTTGCTCATCTGATCTCCTTTCTCAGCAGACAGGCCGGCAGCCACGTGCCAATTCTCAGGTGATCGAATGTGACCTCGGCTAGGAGCTGGTCGGATCTCCCGAACGGGTCCGGAACCCAGGACGCAACCACGCCGCGGACGACGTGCCCGACGTTCTCGTCTCCGATCTGGGCGCTGAAGCGGCCGACGTAGCCGACCTCGATCGGATCCTGGGCCGCGTACTGCGCGGCCGTCAGGTAGAAGCTCACGATGTCCGTCCCTCCGCGTTCTTATCTTCCCTCTCAGGCGCCCGGCGTGGGCGCACCCGGCTCGGGCCGTACTCGGAGATCGGGCGCTCGACCGGCGTCCCGTCGGCGTAGTAGGCGACGCCACGCAGAACGTAGTGTCCTCGCCTCGCGCACCGGGCGCAGACCTCGCCGTCGTGGAGGACGCCGCAGAACTGGCACCGCTCGATTGATGCGGCGGTTGTCATGACTGAGCCTTTTCCCGCAACCGATCGAGATACCTGATCTCCCCCGTCAGCAGCTGGTTCGGCTCCATCTCCTCCCGCATCGTCTCCGCGATCCGCTCGAGGTCCGCGTCTGTCGCATCCGCCGTGACAGCCGGCGGTGCGTCCTGATACCACTCGGCCGCGTCGACCTCGTAGACACTCTCGGCCGAGTCGAGAGCCCCAGACCACTCGGTAATCAGCCGATCAATCTGCTCGCCAGCCTCGGTCGCGTCGTCGTCGAGCCTCCCGACGTGATTGCTCCCGTTCCACTCCTCGGTGAGCCCGGCCGCGACCCGCTCGGCCAAGGGGGCCACCATGTCGAGCAGCTCGCCCGCGGCCCTCGCTGTCGGAACCACATTGCGGGGCAGCGTCCAACGCAGGGTCGTTCCATGGTGCACCGCCATCGGCACGGCGTTGCCGATCTCGCCGTCATAGGCCATTGAAAGGTTGGTGCCGTCGAGTTGCACATAGACCCGCTGCGGCTCGGATTGGCCCTGGTAGTGACAGTGCAGATCGGCGATTCCTTCGGGGCAAGTGATTGTGAAGCTCATGGTCACCTCCTTGTTGTTTGTCGTGATCATGCCTTTGGAGACGCATTTCCCATGCCATCGCTCCCACATAGGCTTATGGCACCATCCGGCCCGACCAGCATTGCGCGTCGGTCATTCTGCAATTGCGCTTTGCGCGATGGGCTTGTACACTCGGCCGCTCCGCGTCCTGCCGTCTACCAGGACCGTCGCCCAGCCTCGATCTGCCCTGGCCCTAGGAGCCACGAAAAGTGCGAGCCGATCCCGGACCTCTCCGCCGATCTTGACCCGGCAGGAGACCTCGGTCCCGAGCGCCGGGGCGCCAGCGCTGAGATCCATCCACGGGGAGGGCGGAGGTTCCGCCGGGGCGGTGAACCGGCGCCCGGTGAAATCCAACGAGACCAAGTGGAGGACCGCCCACCGCTCCGGGCCGGTCATGCCGTTCAGTTGCTCGCCGTACATCCGACCGACGGCCCGGGAGATGTTGTCGACAATGACGCGCACTATGTCGTTTTGTAGTGCCCCCTTGCGGGCCGCCTGGCACTTTTCGGCCGGGGTCGGTCCTGAACGAGGAACCGGGGACGGACTGAGCGGATCGACGTGGGGGCCTTTGCGCGGCATGGGAGCCTCCTGTGGGTTGGGAAATAAGGGTTGCCTGCGTCTCCCAATCCCAATTATTATATGATTTAGATATGGGAACCGCAATGCTCTTCTTGAACCGGGCTTCATTGCAGATGGCAATTGCAGAATGCGGCCCCGCAATGCCGGGAGGGAAGACCGTCGCCGTAAGCCCTTGTAAATGCCCGCCCAATCGGTGGCACGGAGCTTGCGACACCAGAGATAACTAACCAACGGAGGCACCCCATGAACACGAACCTACTCACCGCCTGCGCCGCCAACCTCGGAACCATCTTCGCCGCCGGCATCGCGGTCCTGGTTCTGGCCTCGGCCCTGATCATCCGGTCCGCCCGCCGCGGGTTCTGACATGATGGCGCCGATCGAGATGGGCCAGAAGCTCGTGGCGGCCCGCTACGTTGCCGAATCAGGGTTCATCTTTCGCTGGCCGTCTTGGTTCACGGCCGCCGCTCAGGAGCGTGGCATCCAGGCCGGCATGTTCTTCTTGCGGAACGACAGCGTCCTTCCAGGGCAGGATCTCTGCCTCGATTGGGACCGCTTTCGGAAGGAAGGAGGAACCGGCTCAGCCGCATGAGTCTCCAGAAAGAAATCGCTTGCGTTCGGCATAGGTTTCTGCTATTATTCTCATATAGGAGAAGACGCCAGAAGGGAGGAAGCGATGCGGCATGACCTGAAGTGCTGGCCGGAGTACATGGATGCAATTATCGACGGACGGAAACGGTTCGAGGTTCGCGAAACGAAGGACCGGGCCTTTTCAGTGGGGGACTGCTTGCTCCTATACGAATACGATCCTCGTCAAGAACCTGGCTTCCGACTCGGCAAGAGAACGGCCGAAATGACCGTGGTCTACCTCTTGTCTGGTCCGCTCGTGCCCCACGGCATCTGCATCATGGGCATCGAGCCCGTTCGCGAGGTGCGCCATGCCGACGCCTGAGCGGGACTGGCCGTGGAGGTATGTAACTCCGCAATTGAATCCAGGAAACAACGATCCGATACAGTTGCGGATCTGTAAGGGCTGCGGAAGGGTAGAGTACGTCCTGTCAGAGATGGACCCACTAGGTTGGCAGCATCATCCGAGCGCGCCGTCCTGCGCTCTGTGCCGCCCTGCCGATGCGGGGAAGGCGGAGTGTACCTGCGACCATGGCAACGGCCCATTCCCTCGGTGTTCGTCTTGCGCTGTGACAATCGGGCATCTTCACCACGAGCTTTATCTCGCGGAGAATACTATCAGAGACCTCCGCCACCAGCTCGCGGAGGCGAAGGCGGAGACGCGGACGCTGCTCAACGCCATCGCTGATCCAGGCGAAGAGGGGCTGACTATCGAGGAGGCGCTAGGGGACATCGTCGAATTCCATCACGCCTATAGCAAGCTCGCGACCGTGCTAGAGATTGAGGACAAACTCACCCAGGCCCGCACCGACCTCGCCGAGACCAAGAGCCAGCTCGGGGAGGCGAAGGCGGTCAACGTGGACCTACTCGCTGGCGGTCTAGAACAACTCGAACAGATCAAGAAACTAGAAGCCGACGTGGACGAACACGATCAATCTTTTGGCCTGTACGAGAAGGCAATTCGGCGCGGCACCGCGTTGTGGAAAGAGTGGCATCCGGACAAACCACTGACACACCCGGACACCGGAGAACTCGTCAACGAACTGTGCGAGACGATCGACCGCCTCCGCACCGACCTCGCCCGCGCCCGGCTGGTGTGGACGCATGGGACGCCAACATCGTGCGGTCTGTACCTGCACCGGCATCTGGCAAATGGACAATGGGGAATCCCCTACACCTTCTCCGCGCTAAACGGACGTGGGTTCAACATCTTCCCCGATACGCAGTGGTGCCGCCTTCCCGAGATCCACGAGCCCGACACCGCGACGAAGCGGGAGGGGGTGGATAAGCCATGAAGCTATCACAGAAACGCAGAGATGCGATATACGAAAAGATCCACCAGAGAATCATCAACCTGCGACTGGAGTTTCAGCACAAAGGATATCAGGATCACAAGCTCGCACAAGCGATCACCCCGCTATTCGGAGACGTTCTCGCCGTCGTCGAGGCTAAGCCCGCCCCGCCCGCCCCTGCCCCCGGCGCCGAGGGGGCGAAGGAGGAGAAGCAGACATGAAAGTCAAATGTACCAAGTGCGGATACGTTGGAGACGAAGCCGAGTTTCCTACGGGCATCGACTTCTTTCAAAAGCGGTATATCGCTGTGTGCGCGAAATACTGCGGCAATCGGCAAGACCCTGGATCTGCGTCGCTGCGCATGATGCCAGGACAAGAGCATCCATTCGAGTACATTCGAGACGTGCCGCCCACAGATGCATTGGGGAAGACGCTCCATCAATCGAGAGAGGCGTCACGACCCCGAAGCAGGCGAAGGCGGGGAAGGCTATGAAGACGATGAGACCGGAGCGGGCATGGGGCATTGTGGAGATACGAACGGGCATCTTGCTCTCCTCGTACAAGCACAAAGCCATCGCGCGAGCGTGGGCAAGGCCGAACCACCGCATCACCCCCATTCTGATGATAGAGGTAATCAAATGAGCGCGCCGCAGGCAGGTCGATGCTGCGAATGCGGGAGACCCATCGACAACCGGAAGCTCTGTGCCGCGTGGGTCTGGCGAGAAGCCGCCTACAGAGACGAGCCAAAACCATGTCCATTCAAAACGGCGGGAATATCGGATCTATGTGGTTCTCACCAGAAGGTTGTCGAACGCGGGAATCGGGTTGCTCGGTCTCTGAAAGAAGCCCTGAGGTTTCGCAAGGATCATGCAGCCGATCTTCTGGTGGCGCAGAAAGCATACAAAGCAGCCCTGCTTGCCCGGGTGTCGCCGTGACCGCCGCGAAGGACAAGCGCGATATGCCGGAGGCTATGCGTCTACGCAGAAAGAATAGCCTGCACCTGAAGCCACACCACACGAGCGGAGAACCGGGCTGGTGGTGGTACGAAGAGCCGAGAGGCATCACGGTGGTTCTGTCGTCTGATCTAACCGGAGATCGAAATATCATGGTCAAAATCGCATGGCGAGCCCTCCGCAACGCGCTAGTGAGAAAGGACGGAGTATGACCGCCGCGAAGGCGGACAGGCCGTGTTGGCTGCTGCTCGACGGCCGCGCTAAGATGGGACCAGAAGGCGTTGACCGGGCTACCGTGATGGATACCGCAGACACGGAAGCTCAGGCGCGACGGCGAGGCAAGCACGACTGGCGCGGATACGATGCGATCTGGCAAGACCCGTCTGGCCAACTTCGATGGGACATCCCACCGTGCAAAGCCCAGCCGTGACCCCGGCGGTGGAACGAGGAGGATGGAGGATGTTAGACAGACTGTCCATCTGGTGGTCCTCACTGGTACGGCTGAGAAGAATCGGGCCGTGAGGAAAAGAGCATCAGCCTGTTTCTTCTTTGTCTCGGGCTGGTGCGCGGCCGGGGTTCTCATCTTTCATTGTCCCGATCCGTTGGTGGTTGGACTGGTGGCGGTAGGTTCCTACGCGATTGGAGCGTCCGTGAGCGAGAACGACCACGGCTGAAGAAAAGGCTTGCATCTTCCATATAAGTCTGCTATGATCAAAGGGAGGGAGGACAGGGATGCCAAAGGCAATGCCGAAAGACTCGATGTTGGCGCCGCTACAGCTGCCAACCAGCCTGAAGGAGAAGATCTTCCGAGCTGCGGAGAGGGAACGCTTGAGCGTCGCGGAATGGTCGCGCCGGACGTTCGCGAAGAAAATCGGGTACAAGTTCAAGAAGGGAGAATGATGATCCAGCAGAAGTGCGAGAACGAGGCCGAGTGGTTGGAGGCACGACGGGCCGGGCTCGGCGCCAGCGACGCGGCGGCACTCTTCGACGAGGGGTACGACAGCAAGCTCAGCCTCTACGTGAAGAAGCTGGGCATCGGGGAAGACGAGCCGGCTGACCAGGCGATGGACTGGGGACACCGGCTGGAGTCGAAGATCGCGGAGTGGTTCGCGGAGGTCGTGGCCGAGGAGAGGTTCGTCCTGGAGGACCTCGGGCGCTATACCCTCTGCTGGTCCGAGACGGTGCCGTCCATGTTCGCCACGATGGATAGGCTCATCTGGCGAAACAACGAAATGGTGGCCGTCCTGGAGATCAAGAAGGTCAGCGCGTACTTGAAGGATCGGTGGGAAAAGGGACCGCCGAGGCACGTCTGGATCCAGGTGCAGCAACAGCTCGCGGTCTCCGGCCTGCTGGTCGGCTACGTGGCGGCGCTCTTCGACGGCAACGAAGCACTGTGGTGGAAGGTCGAGCGGGACGATGACTTCATCGCCGAGCTGGTGGCTCAGCACGAGGCGTTCATGGGCCGACTGGCGCGGGGCGAACCGCCGGCGCCGGACGGATCGGAGCAGTCCTCCAAGGCCCTGAAGAGGATGTACCCGATGCAGGATCCAGGCCTGGTGATCGACCTGCCGGGCGAGGTCTTCGCGTGGGACGCCCAACTCCTGAACGTGAAGGAGTCTCTCAAGGAGTTGGAGGCGAAGAAGGACGAACTGGAGAACTTGATCAAGGCGTCCATCGGCAGCGCGGAGATCGGCGTTCTCGCGGACGGCACTCGCTACTCGTGGAAGGCGCAGACGAGGGCAAGCTACGTGGTGCAGGAAGCGACGTTCAGGGTCTTGAGGCGATCGAAGAAAGGATGAGGACCAGATGGCGAACGGAGACATCACGACCACCACCGGCAAGGCGCTCCAGCCGGCGGACAAGTACCAGTCCCTGAGGAGCTTGCTGGCGCGGAACGAAACCTCGATCGCGCAGGCGTTGCCGAAGCACCTATCGGTCGAGAGGATCACGCGCCTGGCGCTGACGTGCATCCGCATGAATCCAGAATTGCTGGACGTGGAACAGGCGTCGTTCCTCTCAGCGGTGCTGACCTGCTCGCAGCTCGGGTTGGAGCCGGACGGCGTCACCGGGATGGCGTACCTGATCCCGTTCTGGAACCGCAAGAAGAAACCGCCGGTGCTGGAATGTCAGTTCATCCCCGGCTACCAAGGCCTCAAGGAGTTGGCGTACCGAACCGACAAGGTGCAGTTCATCCAAGCTCGGGCCGTGTACGAGAGCGACAGTTTTCACATGGCCTATGGCTTCGATGAACGCCTGGAGCACATCCCCTCGCCGACGGGATGGGGCAACGCGAACGTGGTCGGCGTGTACGCGACGGCTTTGCTGAAGTCCGGCGTCAAGGTCTTCGAGTACATGAGCTTCGACGAGATCGAGGCGATCCGGCAGGCGGCGCCCGGCCACGACAGTCCGGCGTGGAGGAATCACTGGATCGAGATGGCGAAGAAGACGGTCATCCGGCGACTGTGCAAGACCCTGCCGCGGTCGGTCGAGCTGGCGACGGCGATCTACGCGGACGAGAAGGCGGAGATCGGAGAGCCGCAGAACCTTTCGGACCTGCTCGGAAGCAAGGCCGGGCTGGACCCGAACATGGAGATCGAGACTCCGGCGGAAGCGGCGGGGTTGCCGAACAAGGTCATCGAGACGGGAGAACCGACCTTGACTGAGAAGGCCGAGATCGCGCGGAAAGAGCAGGCGGAGGCGGCCTCTCACGCGCAGCCGAGGACGGGAACACAGCGACGCGGGGGACCGGAGCCGGGACCGCGCAAGAGTGGTCAGCCCTGGGACGATCAGTAGAGGTTTGCCCGCTTAGAGCCGGGAGGCGAAGGTCACCTGGAAGCACGGCGGGCGAGGCACGGCGGCGCGGGATGGCCCGCGGTCCTGCGTCGCTCGTGATCACAACGGAGGGACCATGAAGAATGACGCGACGATCGGACCTGAAGGGCCATCGACCCGGCCGTACCGAGCGGCCGCGACGAGAAGGAGTACGAACGTTTCCTGATGGCGATTCGCAACGGGCCATTTCTCCGGGACAGGCAGCCGTTCTTCACGACGGATGCGACCGGCCTGTTCGATGCCTTCCTCAGCGGGTTTCCTGCGGGCGCCGTCCGACAGCACTACAACTGCCACGCCTGCCGACGGTTCATGGAGACCTACGGCAGCCTGGTGTGGATCACCGACTCCGGCAAGGCGGCGTCGATCTTCTGGGATCGCGCGGTGCCCGAAATGTATGAGGCTCCGGTGGCCGCGGTTCGTCAGATCATGAAGCGGGCGCACGTCAACGGCGTCTTCCTTAGCCCCGCGGCCGTCTGGGGGTCTCCGGTCACCGGACTCTGGCATCACATGGCGGCGGGTCCGGCAGCATGTCAGATCCACCGCGACGCCACGCTGAGCGCCAGCCAGGCTATGGCTGCCAAACTGGAGGACTACAAGACGGTTTGTCGCGCCTGCGCGGAGTTCCCGGTCGGACTCATCGAGACGGCGGTGCGAGTCATCGGGTCCGACTCCCTCTACCGCTCCGAGAAGGTGTACGGCGCCGCGGACTGGCTTCTCAAAATGGCGTCCATGAGGAGCCTTCAGAAGAACCGAATGGTCAGGAGCAACCTGACCTGGTTGTGGATCGTGCACGCGCCGGCCGGCTTCTGCCACCCGAGGGCGGGCATGATCGGGAGCCTGCTCGAAGACTTGGCGAGCGGACAACCGTTCGACGTCGTCAGGAGGCGCTTTGCGGAGAAGATGAACCCGACGAGGTACCAGCGTCCGCAGGCTTCTCCCAAGGCGGGCACGATCGACGCGGCGGAGAAGGTCATCGGAAAGCTGAAGGCGGCGGGTTCTCTGGATCGCAGGTTCGCTCTCATGTCGGACATCCGGGCACTGTGGCGGGTTCGTACGTCCGGGGTGAAGACGGCCGAGCCCGAGGCGGGTGTGTTCGCCAACCTGCGGAGATCTACCCCGGGGAGATTCGGTAGCTCTGACTTCCTGTGGATCCCTCCCCAGACGATGACCTGGGTAAAGTTTCGCGAGAGGGTCCTGCCGGGAGCCGAGCGAGTCGAGCTACTGGTGCCGAGCGGCCTTCTCCCGTTCGCGGTTCTGCTGACGGCCGTCGATCCGGAGGCGCCCCCGATTCTCCAGTGGGACTACGACGACGCCAGGAATCCGGTGTCGTGGTACCTCTACGTCAACGGCAGTCGAGCGGAGGAGTTCGGTATCGACAGCGGCGGATACCACACCGTCAAGGCGATCGCGCTCAAGCCCTCCGCGTGGAACGAAGATCGTCCGTGTCCGAATCACGGCGACGGCGTCCTCTTTGTCCTAGCCAACGCCAAGGATACGAGGAACATGGGATCGAAGATTTTCCCCGAGACTCTCAAGGTAGAGTTCCACCAGATCCGTTCGGTCATCGAGGCTCACTCTCGCGTGGCGCGAGTGCAGGGGATCGGCGTCGCTCAGGTGGCCGGCCTGATGTTCTTCGGAGGCGGCGGACGTCAAGACTGGAACTGCCTGCTGCGCGTGACGAATAGCGGATCGACGGGTCTGTTCAAGCTGGATCGATGGGACTAGAAAGAAGGGGGATCAGATGGAAACGAGGCCGGAGAATCCTGCCGGTGATCCTATAGACCTAGACCGGCTTGAAAGGGAGGCCGCAAATCGTGTCCTGCGGTGCGATCAGACGGCCATCGCGGTCGCGATTCTGTTCCTCGGGATCCAGATCAAACGCCTCTCGCTCGCTCTAACGCAGAAAGGACAGGGACCAGATGGTAATCCGTAAACTCAAGGTCGTGAACGTGAAGAGGCTCCGCGATGCTACCTTCGTGCCGCCGGAGGATGCCTCGCTCGTGGTGATCGCCGGCAAGAACGATAACGGCAAGTCCTCGGCGCTCGACTCGATCTGCATGGTGTTCGGCGGGGCTACCTTCGATCCTCCCGAGCCCATCCGCCGGGGAGAGGAACGGGCGACCGCGGAGATCGACCTCGGCTCGTTCAAGGTCAAGTGCGTCTGGACGCCTAAGGGCCGCCGGCTGGAGGTCGTCGACAAGGCGGATCCCGACGGCAAGGTAGCGGCGCCGCAGACCTTCTTGGACCGGCTGGTAGGGCCGCTCTCGTTCGACCCGTTGGCCTTCTCTCGGGACACCGCGCCGAACCAGGTGAAGATCCTGGCGGACCTCCTCGGTATCGACTTTGCCCAGGCGAACGCGGCGCGGACGGAGGCGGTCGCGGAGAGAAGCGCAGCGCAGAAGGCATGGAGGGACGCGGAGAAGAAGGCCGAGGACCTGGGAGAGACGATCGAGGACTTCAGCCTCAAGGAGGTTTCGCTCTCGGAGCTCGCGACGGAGCTCCAGGCCGCCACCCAGGCCCACAGCGATCGGGAAAGCCTATGCCGTCAGATGATCGAGGCGCGGACCCGCTTCGTCGAGACGGAGCAGAGGATTCGAGACATCAAGGAGCAATTGGAGAGAGAGGCCAGAGTCCTCGCTTCGCAGCAGGTCCATGCCGACGAAACGGCCCAGAAGGTTGAGCAGACGCCGGTGGTAGACCTGCAGGCAATCAGGGATCGGATGACCGGCGCGGAGGAGCACAACGCTAAGGCCCGCAAGGTCGCTGAGTACGAGAATCTCGTGGCCGCGGTCGAGGCCGGCTCGATCGAGGCGGAGGCGGCGGACACGAAGGTCGCGAGGATCGACGGCTGGAAGAAGAAGCAGCTCGTGGAAGCGTCGTTTCCGGTCCAGGGTCTGGCGTTCGCGGAGGACGGCACCGGGCTTCTCTTCAATGATCTGCCCTTCGAGCAGGCAGGAGAGGCTGGCAAGATCAAGGTCGGCATCGCCATCGGGCTTCGGCTCGCGAAGGACGTCAAGGTCATGCTGATCCGGGACGGCTCCTTGCTGGATGAGGATTCGATGGCCATGATCGAGACGATGGCGGCCGAGGCCGGGGCGCAGATCTGGGTGGAGCGAGTTTCAGAGCAAGGTCCATGCACCTGGATCCTTCGAGACGGCGCCATCATGAAACCGGAGACGAAGACCGGATCCGTCGAACGATTCGCTCGCCACGCCGAGGCAGGCTCGATCAACTTCGGTCCCCGCGGTGATGCGGCCACAGACGCGGTCAATGCCGGGATTGACGAGATGCACGACGGAAGGGAGCCGTACGATGAACAGTGACAGGCGGAAGAAACTGTACTCGCCCGTCCGGAAGATACTACTCATCGCCAACCTGCCGATCGATCGGAGGCATGGCGCCTTCATCGGCCGGGAGTTCGCGATGCTGCCGAGTCCGAAGTGGGATCGACGCTCGGGACGGATCTGGTTTCAAGCGGCGGATGGCGTCGCGTGCGCGTGCTGGCCGAACGAGTGCCAGCCGGTCTCAGCTCCTGAGGAATCACGGGCGATCGATGAATCCACCTCTCACTGACGTCGAGATGACGACACTTCGAGTTCGCGCGAACGGGGAGCAGGACGGATTGCTCGCAGCCGTTCTCGACGAACTGATCGAGTTGCGAGCCGAACGGGTTCGCAAACAGGAGGCGACAGAACGCCTGTTTGCCTCGGTGGCTCGGATACAAGGCGAACTCCGAAGGAGGTGAGAACCTTGCGGAAGAGGATCTGGTCTTGGTTCCTCGGAATCGTCCTGGTCTGCTGTGTCTACGCCCCGGCCTTCGCACGTTCCTGGTGGGAGGGCAGCGGACTCGACATCTTCTGGTGGCTGAGGAGGTAACCATGCAAGGTTTCGGGCGCTCTCTGCATCGGAAAGTCCGACCATGGTATTCGCTGAGGGCGCCCGGAAGCAACGAACGGAGGCCACATGAAGATCATCGGACACCTGAATAGCGGATTCATCCTGGAAGCGACGGATGAGGAGATCGCGAGGATCCTCGGATACGCCGACTATTATCACCTGAAACGAGAGCGCAATCCTTTGATCCAAGGAGAGGTTGTCGAGATCGCGAAGGCGTGGGAGCTGATGAGCCTCATGCGCCGCACGGCGCCACGCCTACGGGATGCGGCTGATGTCATCCGGGAGAATTACGATCGGCTCTTCAATCTGGCCGACCGACTCGATTCGCTTCTGGTCGAGGAAACTCCATGTCCGCCGAACGAGTAACCATCAAGGATCGACCCCGCGTCTTCAAGTCTCCCACGCAACGCAGTCCCGAAGCGATCGCGAACTACCAAGCCTTCCACGAGATGAGTGTCGAGAAGGGTTGGGTGTGGGGGGAAAGCCCCGAGATCAACTGGTGCGTTCGTCACCTTCAAGAGACCTATTTGGAGGCCGGCAAGTCGAACTGTGGTGAGTGCGGCAAGGAGGCGGTGTCGTTCATGCTGAGTTTGAAGAAGCTAAAACTGCCCGCCTTCGGTCGTCCGCTTCCGAAGGCCGTTCCCGATCGCCGCCGGGGCAACGTCACCGGGAGAATGGCCGGCCGATCCCCGAAGACGGCGGCCTTCAATGCTCAGGCCTGCACACCCAATCGGGGAGACGACCTC